CGTCGACACGATGACAATTCCCGGAAGACTTCAGCTTCTTATGGGTTTTTGGTGGGATTACTACGTTTTTGGCTATTATACGGTCGAATACGTAGCTGGATTCGGGGATGACCCAAGCGCAGTCCCGCCGGAGATTAAACAAGCGATATTAGCACAGACCTCTCAAATTTATCAATCTGCGGAAGATTTCGATTATGCAATGGCACCACAAGCCGAGGTTCTATTACAGGATTGGAAACTAGACGAATTCGACTACACCGACAGCTCAGCCGTGAAGTGGAGTCCGTTCGGCACGGCCTCGCTTGGCTACGGGTATCGATGACGAAAATAAAAGGGGAGTCGCTTAGCTTAAAAGCGCGCTTAGCGAAGAAATTCCCGAACGGGTTTCGAAAGAAGAAGAAGGCTAGAAAATGACGATAACCGACATCAGGTTTGACCCGTCACCAGCGCCAACTAAACGAAACCCGCGAAACACCCTTTATCAGTTACGTAGAAAAATCGTCTTTCAGCGCTATAATGGTCTAAAAACCGGCGATGAACTCCACGGTCACCCGTATAACGACTATCAAGATTATCTAGTAGGTATAGATGGCACCGGCATAGACGCGGACATTCAGACGCCCAACCCAAGCGACGTAATAATAGCCGGTCAAATGCAAGAGATTCTTACTCATTCGATTCTTGTGCGTTACGACCCTCGAATAGACCCGCGAATGATTATTAAATATACAAATCAGGACACCGGCGTATCGAGGTACTGGTATATCGTAACGCTTACGAATCCCGACTTTGAGTGGCATTATTGGAGAATCGGCGCGGTAGAAATCGTAGAATTCGACGACGAGGGAATATAATGGTAGGCGCAGGTTGTGATGTCACAGGCATATCGGCAGTCGTCGCACGATTCGGCGACCTTCAAGCGACAGGCACATCAACCGCGTTAGTAGCCGCGATAAACGCAGGTTTAGCAATCGTAGAAACGTCGGCTAAGGTGAAGGTTCATTCAAAGAGCGGTCAGCTTAAAATTAGTATTCACACGATACCGGCAACACCCGGCAATTTAGAAGGGCGTGTCGTCACCGGAAAGACATACGGGTGGTATGTAGAGAAAGGAACGAAACCACACATCATTGTTCCGGTAAACAAGTTAGCGTTACACTTTGAATGGGAAGCGTACGGCGCGGAAGTGTTCACAAAGCAGGTTAATCATCCGGGTTCTCAGGCGTATCCGTTTCTACAACCTGCGTTAGAAGAGAACGTAGAAGACATAAAAGCTTCCGTTATGCTCGCGCTTCAAATGGAATTTATGAAGAATGGTCTTTCACTATGAGCAGCTCAGGAATTCTAGTTAAACGCCACGCAGGCTATGATTTGCGCTTATTACTCGTAAACGTACTCATGAACGACCCGACGCTCACAACGGCAACATACGAAGACGAGCACGGTAATAACATTAAAGTTAGAATTTACGACACCGTACCACCGGGCGTAAAGAAACCATATATTGCTATCGGTAAAGCGGCGATTAACATTGATGAGCGTCAGACGAAAGACCTCTTCATTGATAAATATCTCGTCGAGATTGACATATTCACGCACTACGGCGGGAAAAAACAGGTTTCCGAGATAATGAATGATGTTATTTTTGCGCTATCGTCGGCGTGGGCGAGTGACCCTCAACAGCTACAATTCCCCGAAGAGAGCCCCTTCTTAATCGGAACATTTGAAATCGGTGTGCGCGGCGAGGACGTTAGCGTATGGGGCGCGAAAGAAGCAGAACACGACGTCCTAACGTGCAACGTACAGGTCGCGCAGGTACTATAAAATTAATCGAGGTTATGATGGAAGAAAAGAAGAACGAAATTAAAGAACAGGTCGTGCTTGCGGCCGCAGAAAAGGCAACGGTCGAGGCAATACCAGTAGAGTCTAAAAACGTGTCTTCCACAGTGCGCGACTTAGCGAAGACTCTACGTGATAGATTAACAGGTGTTAATATCATCGTTAACCCGTCGGAGAAAAAGTATCCCTACGTAGAAATCGGAGACGACTTCGGCGAGTGTGAGTTATCATTTGAAAAAGTAGCAAATACGCAGGTAAGGCTGCATTGCTACGTAGAAAAAGGATATGATAGCGAACGCCGCGCAAGAGCGTTCTCTCAGCGCGTGCTTAAAGTAGTGGCTGATGAGTATCGTCTCGGCGCTACGCGCGTTAAAACAACTTTTTCACAACATACTGAACATAGCGAAGGTGGCGCGCGATACGTGACGTTATGCCTCACCGTCATGCGAGCCCCGAACGCTTAGAATTTAAAATAAATTATAGGAGATTAGAAGATGACTATTAGTAAAAGCACTGCGTCCGGTTTTCTAAATGGGCGTTTTACTCGATTCTTCGTCGATACGAGCGGTTCAAATACCGGCGTGCCGTCGTGGACAATAGTCGGCGGTGAGTTGACCGGCAAGTGGACAATCGACCCACAGCTCGAGGATTATACAACCAAAGACGCAGACGCAATCGTTTACTACCCAACCCGATATAAGTGGAACGGCAGTTTTGATACAAATTATCTAGACGACGACACTGGTCAAGAGATGTGCCGAGACGTTATTCTCTCGGTAGGGCAGTCCGCACCAATCGGTAAAGCACCCGGCCCAGTTGTAAGAGTTGGTTGGAGAATTCAAGAGGATATACAGGGCGTTACGCCTTCGACGCAAGCACATATGGTCGGACTCGTAGCGCTGAAAGTCGATTACCAGATGGACGACGCTAAGATGGGTAAAATGACGATTACCTTCACCGGCAGCGGCGCAATCGACCTCGCGACAGACCCGGGTACATAATCTGGTGGTGAAGAAGCGTGACTGTAACATATACAAACAACTCAGTTCAAGCGATTAACACGACGTGGAACTCAGACGCGACGCTCGTGGGGCTTACACCAACACTAACAAACGCGTGCCACACCGGCGGCAGCGCGGGTGATAGCTTCACTAACACAGGTCGCGAGTTTATCTATATCACGAATGGCGCGTCTTCAGAAGCGCTTACCGTGACGGTAAACGACCAATCGGCCTGCGACCACGGATTCGACCACAATGTTATCGCAAACATCGCACCGAACACGGGGCGGATGCTCGGCCCATTCCCGGTTAACTGGTTTACGGCTACAGCGTTAGTCACGTATACCGGCGATGTAACGGGAACCCCTGAAATAAGCGTAATACAACTACCGCAAACCTCACCATTCCCCGAGTGAGCTAAAACGAAGCGCGCACGAGTGACAGAAAGTGTCTCGATGAGTGCGCGTGAGTCTTTCTTGTTACCCAATAGGAGGTACAAAAAGAAAATGAAGTTAAAGAATCCGCAACGCGGCTTTATCGAATTAGACATAGATAAAGATAGAGAGTTTCTAGACTTACCAGAAGACGAACCGATATATCTAAAATACACTTATAATGCAATCTCATTAGCTGACCGTCAGTTAAAGAAAGCAAGCGGCGCTAGTATGATGCTACTCTTAACTAATCCGAGGTCGATAACGACCGACGACTTACGAATCCTACTCGCTGAAGGGTTACGGCATCAATTTCCGGGTATCTCTATCGACGTATGTGGCGATATTCTCGAGCACGAGAAATTCTTTAAGATACTCCCGAAGATTATCGAGGCCGCTAGTATCATTATGGAAGAGTGGTTCGATGGCGACGCAGCAGCGGATATTAAAAATATGCGCGTGCGTGCAGTTGCCGTAAGTGGTAAGGAAGACCCCGCTGAAGCGGTGGGGGAACCAAAAAACTAGAATACGACTTTAAAGCGCTACTAAAGATAGCTACGGGGCCGCTAAACCTAACTCCCGAGCAGTTTTGGGAGTTATGCCCGTTTGAGTTTCAGCTACTCTATGATGGCTACGAGTTTCGAAGAAGAGAAACCGAATATCGTACCGCGTGGGCGTTAGCGAACGTACTCAATGCGTGGAAAGGTAAAGACGATAAGGCGATAAAAGTCTCTACGTTGCTACCGTGGGCGAAAGAAGACGAATTAGAGCGCGAAGAAAACTTAGACCGTGAGGAAATAAAGCGTCGTAAGAAATCGCTTAAATCACGTAAATCTAGTAAACCTCGAGATTTACCTAAACAAAAAAGCATCGACGAATTAGTTGATACATATCTCATAACGGCCGGTAAGAAAAAGGAAGACCTAACACCGGAAGAACTCGCAGAAATTCGCGTGAATGCGATAAATCAATCAGTCGCGAATGAAGTAGACGCGCCGGGTCTTAGACTCTTTAGAAAAGCGCCGAAGGAATGGTGTAACTTTCCCGATTAGGTGAAACGTGGTAAAGAAAGCTAAAGCGGTAAAACACGCCAAAGCACACGCTAAAGCACACGCAACCGCGAGTAAAACCGCTAAAGCACATCATAAGACTACGGAAGCGGCACACCACAAAACCACAACGAAAACACACCATAAGACGACCGTAGAAGCACACCCACAAACAAAGACAAAAGCGAGCCATCTATCAAAAAAATCGGGAGACACATCGACGAAACCGACGCTTCACGTTAAAATAAAGGTACAGAAACAGAAGAAACGCGCACCGACGAGCTTCGTCGCGAAAACAACGGCGCAAGCACGGCACATAGCTAAGTTTTAAAGAAAGGTAAACATGGCAAGTCTCGGCGAATTGATGGTCATTATCACCGGCAACGCTGATGGTTTAAAGGCCGCGTTAGCCGAAGGTAGCGAGTCGACAGAAGCGTTCGGCGGCGAAATGGACGCGGCTGGCGCTAGTGCAACTGGTTTCGCTGCGGGTACTGGTGAAGCAGAAGCGTCGGCAACTGGTATGGCTGCCGGTATGGATGATGCGACCGCGAGTGCAGGAGAGCTAGAAGGTGGTTTAGGCGACGCTGCGGTAGCTGGTGGCGCTGCTGCTGGCGGATTAAAAGACACAGAAGCGGCAGCTACCGACGCGAAAGCGGGAATGAGCGACGCAGCTACCGAAGCTGGTGGCCTAGGTAGTGCGCTTACAAGCGCGGGTACGTTAGGTGCAGCAGGTATAGGTATCGCCACCGTTGCCGTTGCGGCGTTCGCTATTAAGTCCGGTGAAACCGTTGATAATGCTTATTCTCAGATGGGAAAAGCAACTGGCTTACAGGGTACTCAACTTCAATCACTTGAGACGCAGTGGGGTAACGTTTATGCGAACGTTCCTGCAAGCGCGAGCACCGTAGCGACGGTTATTGATAAAGTAAATAACTCGCTTGGATTACAGGGTGACGCGTTAGGAAAAGCAACGCAAGATATTATTGATTATAGTATTGCGACCGGAACCGACGCCACTAGCGATACCGACTCTTTTACGACCGGCTTAACAGAAGCGAATCGTGGGCTCCAAGCGATGCACGAGCCCCTTATGACGACCGCGCAGTTATCTGATATGTCTACCGTAGCGTTTCAGAAGACCGGAAAGGGAATCCAAGATTGGGGGCCGGCGTTCGATAAAGCTACCGCGTCGATGACTGCGATGGGAATGTCTATTCCTCAGCAAGTCGCGGCTCTTTCTGCGTTCTCACAAGCTGGAATACCCGCTAGACAGTTAACTTCTTTATTACAGGGAATCGGCCCCGCCGCCGATAAAGCGGGAGAGAGTCAACAGGCGTTTTGGCAACACTTACTCGAAGATGGAAAGACGGGTGTTTATACTCAAGATGAGCTTAAGCTTCTCGGCAAGAACCAAGATAACTTCACCGCAGCGGTTAAGTCGGGGACTATCACTAATCAGGCGTATATAAGCTCTCTTCAGAATAGCGGTGGTGCGACTGAAAAAGCCGCCGAATCAAACGAGACGTTTGGCGAAGCGTTAACCGAGCTTGAAAATAAGTTAACATTAGCGTTTGCCCCGCTTGGGACTACTATACTTACCATATTAAAGAACTTCATCGTCGCGTTAACGCCGGTAATTAGTTTTATTGGTCTTTTAGCGAAAGGCTTCGCGGCTCTACCTATGCCAATACAAGCGGGTATGCTCGCTATAGGGCTTATAGCCGGTGGTGTCGCTGCTGCCGGACTCGCGCTTAAAATGTTTAATATTAATATTGGAGATATTATTACGAGCATCACGAAGCTAAAAGGTGCAGGTCTTAGCGATATAACTAATCAACTTAAAGAATTTGTTGGTTTAGGTGGTAGTGGTGCGGCTAAAGGCGTAGAGGCCGAAGCAGAGAGCGCCGTTGGCAGTGCAAGCTCGAAAAGACCGTGTCCGATAGACCCCGCGTGTTTTGATAAGTGTACTCAGAACGCGAAAGGCACGACGAGCGAACTAGAGAATATGCAGAATAAGGGGCAGGGCTTCGATAATCTTCTTCAAGACGCTACAGGAAAAACGTCGAATCTCGGTGATGTTATAGGTGACGCGTCTGGAGAAACGGGAGAGCTTGCCGCCGGTGCAGGTGACGTTGGCGAAGGATTAGCCGCCGCCGGTGAAGGTGGGGGGATTCTAAGCGGTATAATGGGTGCTCTTCCGGGGCCGCTCGCGGGAATTCTCGGTAGCGTAGGCGGAATAGGTGAAGGACTACTTGGTGGTGCCGGTGCGGCAGGGGGACTAACGGGTGGCTTAGGTGCTGCTGTAGCAGCGTCAGGGCCGTTAATACCAATAACCGGCGCTGTAGCTCTTGGTTTAGGTACAATGGCCGCTACGTCTGGAACGTTTAGAGGTATGCTCGGCGGTGCGGCTACTGCTGCTGGCGGCGTTATGACTCAAGTGCAGGGCATAGCTGGCGCGCTGATGAGCGGTAACTTCTCACAAGCAGGTCAATTACTTCAACAGGGATTTCAAGGCGCGATAGACTCACTTAAGAACTTCGATTTCGGTGAGTGGGCCGCGCAGATGATTCAGTCGATTAAAGAATCCGTTGGTAATATCGGCGGAATGATTCTTAACGGGCTTTCTAGCTTATCTAACATAGCCGATACGATAATGAACTGGCTAAACGGCATTGATTGGAACAGCGTCGTAGATGGTCTTGTAAAAGCAATCACCGGCTTATTCGGCGGTGGTGGCGGTGGCGGTGGCAAGTCTGCTACGACTTCAGTAAGTACCGGAATGAATAAATCACTCGTAGACGGCGCGACACAAGCAGCGCCTACGGTTTTAATGAAACTCGTGGGGGCGTTGGGGGGTCTCGCTGTTGCGTTATTATCGATATTCCCGAAGATAGCGATGGCACTTGGTCAGGCGATTCTTAATTATTTAGTAACGCTCGATTGGGGAAGCATCGCGAATCAGCTATGGAGTGCGATACAGGGGGCTTTAGGAACGTTAGGCACGTGGGTGTGGGGTTTGCTCGTGCAGGTTCCGGGTCTTCTATGGCAGGGATTCACTTCAGCTCTAGGAACGTTAGGCACGTGGTTATGGGGACTGCTTACACCGATTCCGGGCGAATTATGGAACGCTTTCGTTAGCGCTATTGGAACGTTTGGAACATGGTTATGGGGTCTACTTTCACCGATTCCGGGTGAGTTATGGAATTCGGTAACGACACAGAACTGGGGACAGATAGGGCAAAACATTCTAACAGGCGTTGTAAGTATCGGTGGTAGCGTTTTAAGCGCCATTACGGGTCAAGATTGGGGGCAGATAGGGCAGAATATCCTAAACGGCATCACGAGTTTAGGTGGACAGATGGGAAGCGCAATATCTGGTGCCGTAACGAGCGCGCTTTCGGGCGCGAATATCACGTTTACTATCCCGATTATTAATAAAACAGTCTCGTTTAACTTAGCCGAGGGTGCGTATATCGCAGCCCGTTCGGGCGGCGTTTTAGCGGTTATCGGTGAAGGTGGCGAAGATGAATACGTTATTCCCGCTTCGAAGATGGGCGACCCGACGGCTATATCGGGTCTACCGAGATTAGCAGGCGGAGCGCTAGTCACTGGGAGCGTTGGTAACACGAACGTTTCAAACGTTATGAGATTAAGCGCGGCTACACCGAGCACGAGCGCACAACAGAGCGGTGGCGATATGCACATTCATTTCGATGGCCCAATTCATACGGTATCTGTGCAAGAAGCGCGACAGTATGCGAAAATTGTCGGCAATGAATTCGATAGCTATCGACGTCGGAAAGGGCAGATGAGAGGTTAAGATGGGAAGCTCGCAGAAACTAACTTTCGCCGGTCAAGACATCACGCAAGCACCGTATAATGCAGTTATGACGATGCAAGCGAAGTATTGGTGGTTAGACGGCTTCACGTCGACACAGTATCCGACAAGCGCCACTTCTTTAGTGAATTCTAAGACCTATCTAAAGGATTGGGTTATCACGATTTATCTAAGAATCATCTCTCCTGATATGACTCGCGCGACGATGCAATCAAGTTATAATGCGCTTGCACAGCTTTTTAATCCGCTAAATGGTGACCAGCAGCTTATCTTCGATGAGTTTCCTCTATCGTATTTCATAGCGAAAGGTCAGAAGTTCGCTATAACGAAAGAGGATTCTGCGAAGCATATCATAGAACTCGAAGTCGATTTTGCCTGCACCGGCCCACCGCGTAGCTTAAGCGAAACGGTCGTGTCGAAAAACATAGCAACCTCACCACAGAGTCTACCGATTTTTTCATTAGGCGACGTGCAAAGTTCTCCACGGTATCGCTTCACGGCCGCGCAGGCATACACCGGAAACGTTACAATTAGTAATTCCGTCACGAATGAGCAAGTCATATGGAATGGTGCGCTTGCAGCAAACGACGTCCTAGATTTTATTATGGACGTTGACTACGGAACGCCTTATACAGTTTTACATAACGGCAATCTTTCTATTTCAACAATACAGGGGCCAGCGTGGCCTCATATACCACCTAACGATTCTAGAGTTTCATTAATGGGGCCACATAGCGGCACGTTTGAAATTCGGTGGCGCGATAGGTGGCTAGTTGGACAACAGTCGTTAGGCTTACCGACGAATATCTTATTAAGCGCTAATTACGGCACGCCGTCTCTAGGACAAAACGTTACGTTTAACGTTCAGTTAAATAACACAATGGGGCCAATGTCGAAACCTATCATCGTTTATCATTATACCAATGGTCTTCGCGTTGATGATTTCACTGCGACGACCGACGTAAACGGTCAGTATAGCCAGCCTCTTGAGATGGGCTTACCCGAAGACGCCGTTTATTATGCAGGATATAGCGGCGACGATAAATATTCTCCAAGCATTAGTAGCGCGGTAACGGTAATTACTCGAGCGAATTCGAGACTTACGTTCACTGTATCGCAGACTAACGTTCACGTAAACACAAATACGGTATTCTCCGGTCAGCTACAGTGGTGGAATCCGCTTAATAACGAATGGGAAACCGTACCTGTGCCGAACGAACCAATTCAATTATATTATTATCCTAAAAGCGGTGGCGCAACCGTTGGCCCAACTACCTTCTTCACAGACGTTAGTGGTAATTTTACGTTTAACGGAAATTGGAGTAAGATTATAGATAACGTCTATTACGTGTACTTCCCGGGCGACGGCGTATATGGCGCGGCACAAAGTCAGAACATAGAAGTTAGTACTTATGCGTAGTAACGAAAGCAAAGACGAGCCGGTTATTAAGCTCGTCGAAAAAAATAGAATGTTAGTAATTCCCGAAGCGTTTTACGCGGGGGGATTGTATCGAACACCCTTCGATTTAGGGGTGAAAGAGTGGGAGCGCGTGCATTATCTGTACGCCTCAGATATTGAAATACTTCAAGAAAAAGGAGAGTAAGTTAAATGAGTTTAACTCAAACAGGATGGGCGTGCATCGCATCATCTCTTGTTAACGACGCCTCATATAACCCGTTTAATAATGCAAACGCGTTTCTAGGTGTTGGCGACTCGAGCAATGCGTTCGTAAACACGCAAACGGATTTGCAGGGTTCGAATAAAACGCGGCAGGGAATGAACGCGAACTATCCCTCGAGAGCGAGTAACGTAATAACGTTCCAAGCGACATTCGGAACAAGTCAGGCAAACTATCAGTGGAACGAAGACGGTATTTTTAACGCTTCGTCTGGTGGACAGATGCTCACGAGAGCCGTGGAAACGCTCATCACGAAAACGAGCGCAGTCTCGGTGGTTTTCACTAAAACTTTAACGATACAATCTTAAAATGAGTTATAGGCGCTTCTATAATCACAAGCGGCGTTATAAGAAAGAACGCAACGCGGAACTAGAACAACACCACGCACATAGCGACACGTATTACATACGAAACCCCGAGCACGCGGCTAACGTCGCGACGCCGGAGGGCGTTAAGGAGTTTAACATCGATAAGGAGAACTTCTCTGACGGGGTGAATATGCGTTTTAAAGTGATAGAACCAACCGTTACGGTAAAGAACTACACTAGCGACTTACCGCCGGATAAACGGACTATCTGCAAGACGTGTTTTCATAGTAAGAACCCGCGCGACATAAACGACGGGTTTTATAGGGTCTGGTGCAACGACGCGTTTAGGAAAGGCGGTAACGCAGAAAAACGCGAGCCCACTGATTCTAAATTTGTTAATAACGGCTGCCGTGATTGGCGACCTAAAAACGTAGATTGTATAGGTTAAGGAGAAAAGAAAATGTTGGATATTACATTAACGAAAGAACAAGAAGAGCAATGTCGCTGTCCGACGTGCTCGACGCTTACACTAAATAAGCTCACCGGCGCACCATTTTGTGCAAAAGGCACGAGTAAAAAAGCAATGGGGCTTAAGCTTCATAACGGCTGCTCGTGTATTGGCTGTCAAATGAGAAAAAAGCACGATATAGTCTGTAGGGGGGTTTTATATTGTATGCTCGAAGACGGAAAACATACACCCGGCGCGTTCGAAGAAGGCAATAAAGTAGGCGAAGCGTCGAAAGATGCACCGAATAAAGTGGAAGTTGAAGTTACACCCGCTGGTGCGGATGCTGGCGCCATTGAATTAGAGAGGTAAAAAAGATGGCAAGTCATATGTGGTCTAACGGAATAAATTACCTAACGGCCGGTCTATCGACAGGGGCAACTATTACACCTGCCGATATGGTTTCGTGGACGCAACCATATACAGGGGTTTCTGCTACCGCGACGGCACCGTATAACGCGTGGTCTGGTTACCTTCGTTGTTCGCTTAACTCGGGCATGGGAACCTACACCTCGAGCACGTTCGAAAACACACAAACAGAAATCACCGGAACAAGTTACATCTCACTTGGTGCAGATATTACCGGCGCGGGCCACAATCAGACAAGCGTCTCGGTTAATAGCTCGCATATCGACTACGTAGCGAGTCAATCAGATACGTCACCAGAATGGCTAACGATGACGACAAATTCTCCGTATCCACAGTACGGCTCGATATTCGCGTCTACAGGGACTCGAAGCTCAAGTCCGGTTCTTTGTGTGTTCGACTTCGGTACTACGTATCAATGCACGGCTGGTACTTTTAGTATCACATTCGGCACAGACTCGGTTGCTCACACCGTATTCGCAATAACTGTATCGTAGATGAGGCGGGTTAATGCTCGTCTCGACCCTTTATTCTAAGGGACGTTCTATTCTAGCGGAGCTTATCATTAAATGACACTTTACTCGAAAGTCGGCACATTTACGACGCCAACGAGTACCGGCAATCAGACGGTTAGCGGCATAGGCTTTACGCCAGTTGCGGTTATTATATGGGGAATTGCAGACGACGGCAATGGGTGGGTTAGTGACTCACAATTCGGTATGGGGTTTTCTGCATATAACTCGGCAAAAAGCGCATTTCAACAGGGTGCGACCTCAACGGCGGGGGCCAGTGGTGTAACTACTCGACAAACCCTTTTTCTTTTAACTAGCGGAGGTTATTTAGGACAGAGGCCTCAATTAGCGGAGCGTATATGGTAGTAGGGATTCCAACATACATTGCAGCGGTAGCAAGTGGAACGAGTGTCCTTACGGTATTTAACGTAGGCGCTGATGCAGTACCCTACGCAACGTACTCTATTGATGGGGGGGCTACGTGGACCGCGTGGACTAATACTAACATAGGGGGTTATGGTGTCGTAGCCCCCCCAATAGCTGTTTCTTCCGCGAGCAACACCATCGACCTTTTTGTTTATAACGGCACCTCTATTTATTGGAATCGTTGTACAAACGTTACAAGTCATACTTGGGCGGGTTTTACAGCACTCGCTTCACTTCCTTATGCCCCTTACACTGGCACTAATATGGCCGTCTCTTCACCAGGGAGCGGCGTTCTAGATATAGTATATACTGCTTCAACACAGGCCGTCTACTGGAACCATTATAACGGTTCAACATGGAGCGGCTGGTCAACTCTCAGTGGTGGTACTACCTACACCGCCTCAGTTATGTCTCTCAGCACCACTAGCTTAATTGTAGGTGTAGCTGGTGGTGCTGGTGTTTTTTATTACAAACTGTATTCGGGCAATTGGGGGCCATGGACAAGTATTAGTGGGGCCACCCTCACAGGTGCTCCGTCTTCCACTAAGTATTCCACCAACAACGTATTTTTTGCCATAGACGCCTCTAACAAGGTTTGGTGTTCAGTTAATTATGGCACCTTCGCCCAAATATCTTCCGGAGTAGGTTCACCCGTAGCCGTTGGGGCGGCCCGTACCTCGTCTGATACTGTTGTTGTTATACGGAATACTGCTGCAAGCAACTACCTTTATGCTGCTCATGATACAGGTTCGTGGGGTTCGTGGGCCGCAGTTGACTCAACGCACGCGCTTTCGACGTTTGGTCCGGTAATCATCGCAGGAGCAGCGGCAAACCAAGTAGACGTCTTTTATATCGATACAAATGGAGCTATATGGCACACCGCTTATGCGGGTACAAGCTGGACCACCCCCAACTCAGTACCAAATATTGCTCAAGATGCCACAGTATCGCTTACACCAATCTCAAGCGCTGCGGCAACACAAGCACCGACGTTACGTGGTGACGCTAACGTACCCACACTTACTTCAATTTCAAGCGCGGCAGCGACACAAGCACCGACGATAGCGCGAGCGGACGCTAAATTAGCTACACTTACCCCGATTTCAAGCGCAGCAGCAGCTCAAGCACCGACGATAGCCGAAGCAGATTGTAACATACCAGCATTATCACCCATCACAAGCGCGGTCGCACCCGTCGCACCAGCATTGCGGGGTGACGCTAATATACCGACTTTAACGCCGGTTTCTAACTCAGCCGCGAGCGTGGCGGCTACTATCGCGCGAGCGGACTGTAACATACCCGCGCTCACACCGATTAGCTCAACTGCGGCGACAATTTCGTTATCTTCTCTTATAATAAGCGTTGGTCTTACGTTATCCACAATTACTAACACCGTTGCACCTATTACGCCGACGGCCCGAGCTGATGCTATAGTACCCACGCTTACACCTATTAGCTCATCGGCTTCGATTATTTCGCCTACGACAGTAGTAAGCGTAGCTGTTTTATTAGCCGCGATTAACGCAACGGCCGCAGCTATAGACGCTTCTATAGCTCAAGCAGATGCAATATTATCCCTCTTATCACCCCCGGGTGCGGTAGCGAGCGTCACATCACCAGCTCTCACAATTAGCGCCGCACTCACACTTTCACCCATTAATGTTAATTCGTCTATAATAGCACTTTCTTCTCTACGTGCAGATGCTATTATCCCCTCACTTACACCGATAACAAGCACGGCAGCGACCGTAGGCGTAACCGTATCGACCGGCTCGTTTGTACATATTCTTCTCACACCTATTGGTTCAAACGCGGGGGTTATCGCTCCCGCGCTTCGTTCTGACGCGGTTTTACCTACGTTAACACCCGTAACGAGCACCGCTGCGCCAGTTACCCCGCTAATATCGACGAGTGTGGCAATCATCTTAGCGACGATTGGTGCAACTGCTATAGCAGTAGACGCAAGTGTTTCACAGGCAGACTCATTCATAAACGTTTCACCAATTCTCTCTTCAGCATCTACTTTCGATGTTTCGGTTTATGTTGGTGCGCTTCTTAGCATATTAGCCTCGGAAGCGCTCGTAATAAACATTCTCGACACGCAAAATGGTTTGTACTTACCAGAGAGCGGTCAATTATTCCAATACGAACAAATAAGTCTTAATACAACTCTTGATAGAGTTATCTTAGTCGCTAGTGACATAATAAACGAAATTGCACTACTTACACCGATTGAATTTATACTTCCCGAGACGCGAGTAGGTGAAAGCATAACACTTACCGATGAAGAAGGAAACGAAACCGATACGAGTGTATTAGAGAAAATATGGCGACCCGCTTCGATACCGGAACCGGCTACGATTATTGTATTAGAGACGTCAAACGTGGAGGAAATCTAATATGTTACCGCTTATTTATTACGTTCCTCAGAATAGCTCAACGTGGACGAATCTCGGCTCAGCAGGAACCGCGTATAACGGAAGCGTTAGTGTAAATAGATATAACGCACCAGACTCGACGCACGGCGCGCCGTTTTGGGGCCGAACTGATACGAACGATTATATTTGTTATAAAGGTACTGATATTGATAATCTAAATACAATCGGTTTCGAAATCGGTTTCGAATATGCTGCCTATAACGGAACCGGCCTCGCAAAACTTTGGGATAAAGGCGTTGGCACGTTTTTCCTACAGATTAACGAAAACACACATAAACTACTTCTCTATCGAACAACTAATCTTTCCGGCGGCGGTCAGGGTGAGGTCTATTGGACCGCAACAACAACGTCACTCACATCAGGTAATGAGTATTATATCCAAGTTGGCTGGACGTGCGGCACGCCAGCGAGTCCGGGTACTCCGCACATATACATAAGCGCTAACGGCGGAACACCAGCATTACAGAGCCTAACATATTCGGGCGCGTCGAGTGGAACGTGGGCGAGCGACGCAGGCCTACCTGCAAATGTCTTTAACTATAGCTCAAGTTCTAATTGTCCGAGCAGTTCCGGCAGCTATGGTTTAACAGGATATCTATACGTATTTCGACAGTACAACACCGACATATCGAGTTATATCACTAGCGCGAGTAATGGTTCATGGTACATAGATAAGCGTCGAATGTATTCGTGGATTACAAACTATGGTAGTGGACTTAATACTTTCTTCGGCTATGAGACGATTAGCGGCAACTCGGCTTTCCCTAAAAGCGGCACGGCTATTGGAAACGTCGACCAACTTGCGGGATTTACCGGCCATTCTCATTACGATGGTTCATTATGTTATGCGCCACTAGGCACGAGTTACGCGCAGTGGGTATGGCAGAATAATAACGATTATATCTACACAAACGGCGCGTATTCGCTTACGGCCCCGGCAATTAACGATGTAGCCGTTTTTTCGTCAGAGATTGCCTTTTATTATGACGGTAATTGGGGTTCCGCGACGTATCCGCGAATATTTTCGAAAATGGATTCTAGCTCAGGAGAGTTCACACTATATCTCGATGCGTCCGGCGGCGCTGACACTGGTAACCTTATTCTTCAGCGAGAGTGTACCGACGGTAGCATTGACACGTGGATGACTACCACGACAAAGTTAACGGCGGGTAACTGGTATGAAGTACAAGTCTTGTGGGTGTGTGGGTGTGGCCCTAGCTCGCCCCCGTACAGCGCACCAGTTATTCACATTAACACCGTCACTCAATACGTCGCTCATAATCAAATCGGCGGGGCGGATTGGGTTTTCGACGGAGCGGGTAATTTAGTAATTGGTAACCGCGACGGTTCGCTCGGGCTTGGCGAATGTATGCAGGGAAGCCTCGTTATCTTTAGATGGTATCCTTATAATGCGTCGAGTCTTTTCGCGTCGGATTACGCGAGCGATAGCCAGCAGTGGCCGCTAACCGCAAGTTCGATTTCGATTAGCGCACCGGCTTCGGCTATACAGAGTCAGAACTTTACGATTAGCGGCACGCTTTCTTATGCGTCCGGCGGAATCTCCGGTGCGACTATCTCACTCTTAAACGCGGATACTATGGGTGTTATTACTACTACCACCACAGACGGTAGTGGCAACTATTCGTTTAGTATTAGTTCATCGACATTAGGCTCTAGCGACTTTAAAACCTCTTTTGCCGGTAATTCTACGTATTCTAGTTCAATAAGTGCGGAAGTAACCGTTACTATATCATCCGGCATCATTTACGACGTCGACGGTGCGATTGTAACTAACTGTCAAGTAGAGTTTATAGGCTCGTCTTTTCCATCATCCGGCACAACGATAACAAACGTCGGACAAGCTTCGGGTGAGAACGGAACTGCATATCAAAATGATTATACGTTAGTAGCTGCCGGAGACGCGGGATGGGTGTTCCCGAATAATCCATCTGATATGATAACCGTACCTGCTAATGCGGTCTTAGATGATATGCAGGCGGTGACGTATGAATTTCTTGTTTATTATGCGGGTGGTAGTGGAAATTTATATTCTAAAGGGGACGCCTCAAATCTAAATTACCCCTTAATGTCTATACAGTTTAATTCCACAAGTAACTGCCTACAAGTTAATAAAGTCGCTTCTACTGGCACGCGTTGGAATACGTGGTTTACAACTACTACACCAGTAACGGCCGGTAACTGGTATTTTATTCAGATAACGTGGAACGTCGGCACAACTGAAGGAACTGCAAATCCGATTTGTTATATTAATAATGTTAATCAAACGATTTCTCAGGCGCTAACGAACACTGGAAGTTGGACTACCGATGCAGGGGGTATCATATGTATCGGGAATGAGTACCCCGCTGCAAATCCGAGTCAGTTCTACGGGACTCTAGTAGTAGCTAGAATTCATAACGTTATCCTTACCTCCGGTGCAGGTAGTCAGCTAGAAGGTAATTATAACGCGAGTAAATGGCGCGCACCTACAATTAAAAACGCATATGTAAACGTTGATGTGCCGGGTGCCGCTGCTGCACTAATCACACTAAGCAAAATACGAACCGACGCGAAGCTTAACGTTTCATCTATCGTTTCTAATGCGACAGCAGTTAGTTCCGTTGTTTCTCGCGCAGACGCGAAAATTAACGTTGCCACTATTACGAGTACGGCCGCACCTGTAACGTGTATTCCGGGACTCGGGCATTCTATTACCGTAGACGTACCGGGCGCGGTAGCTGCACCCATCACGCCATCCGCGTTTACTACCGGCATTACCTCGCCGGAAACCGACTCACTCGCCGCGTCTACAGAAGCGGGAAGTTTAAGTAACGTAACCGTAACCATAGCTGAAGCCGATTCCCTAGCGCCGTCTGAAAACGTTTTATCGAATACTTCAATAGCCGAAACGGATGCGCTCATAGCGTCAGAGACGCCGAACGTCGCGCTCGAGGCCGATGAGGTTAGTACCCTTACACCAATCGAGGCACCATCAACCGTAGCTACATTAGCCTCTACCGAAATAGACACACTTATACCAATAGAAGCGTTAACGATTGAAGAAGATATAACGATAGGAGAAACCGACGCGCTAAGCGAAGTAGAACAATCGGGAGTCGGTGGTAATTATGAGTACGTTAACGCATCAGAAGACATTATATTACTCAACCTCGAAACGCAAGCGTTAAGTGCGACCGCAGAAGCAGACGAGACGCAGGTTCTAACACCGGACGAAGAGGTTATAGATGAAGCTGATTTAACTGAAATCGATACGATTATACCCATAGAAGCGCCAGCAGGCGAGGTAGATGTCGGCGAGACTACTTTAATATCATCAACAACTGAGACTATCGATACCGAGGCGTACTATTCGCCGGTTATACACGAAACCGTTGTACTTACGCCGATAGAAGCAACCGGCACGGATAGCGGAATCGTAGCATCGGTAATCGTTAACGAGTTTATTACACTAAAACCTCTTGAATTAACCACCCCTCAGATTCCGGTGCTTGTCGCCGAACCGGAAATACTCGTCACTTTCGAAGAGATATTACCCGAGGTTGTTATCGATTATGCCGATAGCGATACGCTAGACATAACCGAATCTATAAGCATCGAAGCGAAGTTCTCTCCGTTACAGGGACTCGTAGAAAGTGACGCGCTTAATCCTCTAGAAACGTCAACGTTCGCGTCGACGCTTAGTATTAATGAATCTACGAAACTCGCGCCGTCTGAAACCGCGCATCTTACACTAGCAGAAGTCGAATATATAACGCATAACGAAGTGATATACCTCGACGCCGAGGACTCAACGCTTAACGACCCCGTTGTACTAATACAGACGCCACACGGTCCCGCGACGATAGACGCGCTTGAGGTACAAATTAACACTACTGAATCTAACAAGCTTAATTCTATAGAAGTCGCAGATATTAATCCGAATGTCTATCACGCACCACCTCCGCTAGTTGATTATGTCTTAGAAGTTCGAAAGAAGGACGGTAAAAATTGGGATTTAGTAGGCGTATTAGAAAACCGCGTCGCACCAGAGTTACAATGTGAAGTAGGTGCGGCCGACCAGCTTACCTTTAACCTCCCACTTTCCGACCCAAAATCGCTTTTATTTAACGCATCTAACACGCGTGGATTAGAGGTATGGTATTACGGTAGAGACTCGAAGCTTAAACAAGTTTTTACGATTACCGGCGGCGGTAAGACAGAAGGCTATCGAGACTACGGCGGAAACCCAGGTGGAAGCGGTAGCACGCTCGGAACCGGCTCGGGAGATTGGCTCTACGTTACCGCGATTGGGCCTGAGGCATATCTAACAATGTATTATGTCGCAGACTACACCGCAACGCAAAAGTATGTTTCTTCGATATTAAACGCTATTTGTGGAGAAATAATAGATGATGGATATATAACCGCCATTCTCGTTGACCCTGCTCTTAATAAACTAATTGATATTGACTTATCGTGGGAAAACCTACAGAGTGCGTTAGGTAACATCATTCAACAAACCGGCGGCTATATGCGCGTCTTAGTAAACTCGAATAACCCGTCGAGTCGAGTACTATATCTCTCAAGTGAAGTCGCTTCAGACATATTCCCGATTAATCTCGGCGGCGTGACGGCTGATTCGGTGGGCGTTTGCTCGTGGGGGCCAAATAGATTAGACTTATTCGCGCGAGGCGAAAACTCGAGTATCTATCATAAATATTGGAACGGTACTTCGTGGTCTGGTTGGGCTACTCTTGGCGGAACCACTGATAGCGCGCCTACCGCGTGCTCGTGGGGGCCGAATAGAATAGACGTTTTCGTTCGCGGAACTGATAATATATTATATCAAAAATATTGGAACGGTGCGTGGTCTACATGGATACCACTCGGTGGCACGCTCACCTCTGCACCAGCCGCAGCTTCGTGGGGGCTAAATCGCATCGATGTAGTTGCTCGCGGAACGAACAATCAACTATACCACATATACTGGAACGGTATAAATTGGTCAACGTGGGGTACTCTAGGCGGCGACTGCACGAGCGACCCGGCTATAGTATCGTGGGGTGAAAACAGACTAGACGTCTTCGTGCGCGGCACCACTATGGAGTTGTATCATACGCGATGGGACGGTTCAACGTGGTCGACGTGGGAAAACCTCGGCGGTTATCTAACCACCGGCCCGGGCGCTGCGTCGTGGGGGGAGAATAGAATAGACGTTTTCGCTGGCGGAGAGGATAACGAGCTAGAATGGCAATATTGGGGTGGCGACGTTGGTACTCCAATTCACCAGCAGGGAATCGCGTTCGACGGGACGTATTATTATTATACAACGGATTCTACGATTTATAAGCTCGACGCAAGTTATAACGTCATTGCGTCTAACGCAAACGCGGCCACGCAGTGTGGTGGTGACCACCTCGGCGGTTTAGGCATACATAGCGGAACTATATACCAATTCTGCACAACGGATGAGACGCCGCAAGTTATGATGGTTGGATTATTTAATACGAGCGATTTAAGCTTTATAAGAAATGTCGATTTAACGAAAGTCGCCGGGAATCCGCCGACGTGGAGTACTTATAACATCGGCGGCGTGGGTGTAGACGCTGCGAATAACGAACTTGTAGCGATTCACTTCGGTGACGCCGGTAGTCTGTCAGTCGTGGCCCCAAAGGTGTTTAAATTCAACTTGAGCACGTTTGCGTACTTAGGTTACATTACTGGAACGGGCGACTTAGGAATCTATTATCAAGGCATCTGCCCGTATGATGGGGTTTATTATTACACCGTCGATAATTCGTCAAACGCCAACTCACCTACGCATCTACTCGGCGGCGTGTATATGATGAACCCTGACGGAACGGGCCAGACGATGATAATACCTGCGTCTGTTTTCAATAATGCGGTATCCGATTTAGCGTGGAGTGGTGAGATAGAATCACTCAGCGTGACGGACGCGGGTATTGTTGTGCTTTGTGGTGGCTATATCTTTACCTTCTCTCTTGAACCGCCATATACATTACAAAGCGTCACACCGGGACTACAAGAATTAACGCCTGTGTGGTCTGGATGGGAGTCTTTAGGTGGTTACGTTCAATCATCACCGGCCGCTTGTAGTTGGGGATATGGAAGAATCGACGTGTTTCTCGAGGGGCCGGATGGTGCAGTCTATCAAATGATATACCAAGAAGACGTGTGGCAGCTAAAGAAAAAGAATAGCCTAACTAAACACGGACGCGTAGACTGTCCTAAATGCCCGAAGGCCGTGAGAAAAGAAGCAGCCGAGCGTAAAGAAGCAGCCGGAGACGTAGAACCGCAAAACGTATGGTCTAATTGGAACGCGCTCGACGTAGACCAGATTCAGCCACCGGTCCCGATTATAAAATACGATGTATTCCCGAGTATGGGTGACGTGATAAATAACGACTTAGGCGATAGCGCATACGACGGAGTTGCGTTTAATAACGGTTTCACACAACTTCAATGCGGCGTTGGTGCGTGGGTGTTTAACGCGCCGCAAGACGTCACGTGGACGAATAACATTCAAATTACGAGTGGGCCGGATATTACGGGATTAGCAGATATGACCCTTAGTATGTGCGTATATATCGACGCGAATCAAACGGCGGTAAATAACCCGAGGCTATTCTCGAAACAACAGGAGAACGGCGCGTTTGAGCTAATCTACGACACGTTTAACCAAGCACTCATACTTAGACGATACACAACAAATAACGATTATGACGAGTGGAGAAGCGCACAGAACTCAGTTCCGATAGGCGATTGGTATTATATTCAGTTAATATGGCAAAGTAGCGTTAGCCCGGAAACAGAGAGTCCGCCGGTTATTATCGTTGATAACGAGCAGTTAACACTTGTTAATACAGAAGCCGGAACGGGATGGTGGTCGCCCGACTACTCCAACAATCTCTATATCGGTAATAGCTACTTATTAGATGGCAGCGGTGATTTCGTTGGCATAATGAGCTTCTTTAGCCTATATGGCGCGGCTATAGTAGACCCAACAGACGACTTTAACACTAACGCGTGGCGGCGAGACCCCGCCGACGTAGACGCGCAGCTTGTTTATAATTTCTTCCCACAAATAGTAACTTCCGAGGTGGCAAGTCAGTGAGTATAGTAACCGTAGAATCCGATGAGATTGCAGTTTTATTACCGTATGAACAGATTCCTTTTTCGAGTATAGAAGCGGACGAAGTGTCTACGCTACTACTCGATGAGGTAACGCTTCCCGAATCGTGGTATCTAGAAGAAGCAGGAGTAAGCGTCGTTAGCACGCTTGTTCCGAACTTCGGTGCCGCTGGAACGGACTATCACGCTTATGGCGCGCAAAATGACTTTATAACGCTTCCGAGCGGCGCGACAGCGTGGCAGCTTAGCGGCAATATGGATTATATAGCGATTCCTCGCGGCGTTAGTATTGATAACGTAACGCAAACGACCTTCGAATGGTTGTTCATCCTTAATGATTATAGTGGTAACCACGCCGGTAGATTATGGTCAAAACGTCAGACTCACGACGGAAGTTTTGATGTTTACGTAGACGATATAAACGGCTGTATCGTAATTCAACGAGGCACGATTCTAAACGAGCTAGACGTGTGGCAGACGCCAAATAACGTAATAGACGTAGGTCAGTGGTGCAACCTTCAGATAACGTGGAACTGTGATATTTCGGCCGGTGGCGACGCGCCGATAATTATAATAAACGATACACCTCAAGAACTTCTTCACACGAACGTTGCGAATCCTGCTCTATGGGCGGATGATAGTAACGACGACGCGTTTATTGGAAATGTTATAGGTGGCGGCTATAATCTAAATGCGACAATAGCGGTATTTAGACATTTTACGACCATAAAAACCCCGTCGAAGCTTACTACGGACTATCTCGCCGACGTGTGGCGCACGAGTAATAAACAATTAGGCCCGATTACCGTCTCATCGGGACCAAGTAACGACACCGACCCGATACTCACTATTGAAAAGAATCTTAGTAACATCTACGCACAGACTGATTTCTCGACGGTCGTCACGCAATGCGAGCCGCGAGGCATAGGACAAAAGCCAGCAGAGCTTCGATTTAATAATCCTAATTATTATCCTAATGCACAAGCGTTACAGCTCTATACAACCGACACGAGTTGGGCGTATTTTAGACTTCAAAGTCCTTATGTTTATGCTAACGCTACATATTCTGGACAGCCGTTGCCTAGCACTATGCTCGTAGGAACCGGATTAACTGATTTCTGCAATATTTCGCCTACATTACAAGCCGATAGTACATACCCCGACCCTAACATGGGAGAGTCACCGCCAGCACCTTATGACGGTCAGCCGATTGGACGTGATGACTTTGCTGGACACGGACTCGTTTTTAAACTAAACGCTAATACGCGTTTCACCGACGCTAGTTTTTTCTTATATAAAAAACCGGCAGCGACGGCCGGTCAAAAAGCGCATCAGTTTCTAGTAGGAATTTATTATATACAAAACACCCCCGACGCGGCCCTAAATGAATACGTTCCATCTCAGGGGCCGTTAGTTTGGTATATCGGTGACCTCGACCAGATTCAGCCGGATACGTGGGCGTGGTACACATTCCCCTTACAACAAGCAGCGATAAGTCATACACCGTGGGATTGGTACGCTCTAGTGATTTCAGTGTATCCGACGACCGGCGCGAATTGGGAAGGCGACATTCTTTGGGTCGGTTTTAAGATGACGAATGTAGAACCGACACAAAATACCCCGTATCAGTTTATGTGGACGTTCGCAGGTAATCCCGCGTACTCTGCCGGAAGTAATGTTAAGAATTGGGCAAGCGCAGCAATGGCCGCGAAAGCACCGGGTGCTATGTCGCGCCCTGCTTGCGTTCTTCATTCAATAACAACAGATTTAACGAGCGAGTTTCAACAGAGTCTAAACGCGTGTCCGGGCTGGCAGCTTAAAATGCCGATAGCAAAATACTCGCCGACTTCGCAATATTGGGCGCATTACCAACAAGCGCCGTGGCTTATCGATTGGGAGGCGTATTCGACAATGGGTAAAGTAGAAGGAACCTATAAATCAGACACGCTTTCCTCACACGACGCGCTCTTTAATGCCGGTGCAAATTATCTATCAACGGTGTCTAACCCGACTTATACAATTTCGCTAAGTGCATTAGACTTATACGATTTAGACCCACAGAAGAATTGGGCGGAAGAGCTTCGTCTCGGAACGACGGTTATGGTACTCGACGCCGAGCTTAATATTCAAGAACAATGTCTCGTAACGAAAATTACTAAAGATAACCTCGAGCAGCCTCACGACATACAGATAGAATTAAACAGTTTATACGCGACTGCGGCGAGGTCGATGGCGAACATAAATCAATCGAGTATTACCTATCCAAAGTATCTAAGCGGCCAAACGGTCTCTGCACCGTATATAATGAGTGGTGCTTGCACTGATACGACCCCGGCATCACTCTACTTTGAGATAAAAGAAGGGAGTACGCTTGTTCCGTCGGTTACGATAAGCATAAACCCGACACCATATCAGGTGGCGACGAGCACCGGCGTTACCTCTGATACAAGTACCTCTACCGCGTTTAAAATGAAAATAGACGGTGTAGTGGTGTAGAACGATGACAACATACGCAGCGTATCAATTATGTGCAGAATCATTCTCAAACTATGCTCAACTTAAAAGTCAGGGATTTATTGACCTCGTTCTAATTGAAAATATAAATAGTAGTTGTAACGCGTGTCCGGTTCCGCAGGGCTTTATAAACGGATGTACTGCGCAGGGAATGGGTTCGCTCTTAAATAACGGTAATGACGCTGGCGGAGGTGGGGGTGGCGCGAATCAGTCATACTATGCCGGACTAAAAAAGCAGGGATTAAGTGGGGCCGGTGGTGAGTCTGAAAGTCTAGATGAAGTTAACGCCATTTTAGCAAACACAGATAGTACGTTTGTCTTTATGAACTATGGTGGACAGGGAACCGGCGGCCCAACAGGTAATAATAACATATGGGCTTCGCAGGGTGGTCACTGCTCGTATAGTGGTGGTGCAACGATAGGCTCAGGACAAAAAGTCTCTTCGTTTATAGAACCTTACGCACCGGGACTAATGTCGACTGAAGAGGTAGAAACCGAAGCCGGGTACAATAAAGACGCTGGTTGTTTTGAGGTTGGGATTTTAATAGTAGATTGGTTCCCCGGTGCTAATTATGCGGGATATGCAGACGCGGTAATATCCTCAGGAGCTACCTTCGGGGGTTTTCAGTTCTGGTATGTAGAAGGAGACAGCGCGAGCGGAAGTAATAATTGGGGACCCGGAAGTAGCGATATAAATAATATGATGAAACAGTTTCCGCCGAATACTAAAAACATAGTGCAGCGCGCCGGTGGGTCGTCACCCGGTGGCGGCGGAGGTGGGGGGTCGGGGCCCGGTAGTAATATTCCGGCAATCACAGGCGGTAATACGTTCGGCGGTAATAGTGAGGTTGATATTTTACCATATCTAACGCAAAATCATCAGGGTCAGCCAACGCCGGGTGTACACTACGTAGAGCTTAGTTCGGCAGATGGAATACGCGCACAAGTAACCGCTTCAGTACGCGTACGAACTTGGCAGCCAAAGGAGATGTAGATTAGATAATGTCGCAATATATCTACTACAAGTTTGATAAAAGTTCGACTACAATCACAAATTATGGTAGTGGTGGTGCTGGTTGGAACGGAGCCGCTGCACGAAATCAGTATGCTACCGACTCAGCAGGGCATCCGAGGTGGGGGCCGCTAACCGGTAATCAAGATGTGATACACGTTCCCGGCGGTCTTAGCAATCCATATCAGCACACGTGGCAGATTGGATTAAATATTCAGCAGTGGTGGCCGGTTAAAGGTATAGACTCTAGTGGCATCCTTTGTGGTAACGACGGAAAGCTCTTTTCTTACGCTAATGACCAGTACTACGCCTACCTTCACGAAGAAGGGTCAACCGCAAGCGGGTCGCTAGTTGAAACAGGCATACATCATTTTACTGTTGAAATTGCGGACGTCGGTAGTGGTAGTGTTGAGTTTTGGCTTGGTGTGGGTAGTAGTAAACCCGTTCAAATATCTACTGATGGAGGCGAAGGTGACGAGGGTGGGCGACACTGGTGGGATTTCGACTACAACTTACAGTTAAACACTAATTACTATTTTCAGATTGTGATAAACCTTAGTAGCGGCGTGACGGGAAGCGATTATTATATTGGCAATTGTGCGCCGGGGTGTGCTGATACGATGGTAGTCGGCTTTCCGTGCGGATGTTACATTTACTCGTGGCGTGAAGATAACACAGTTCTTGACCTATCGGGCGGTGGCAACTGGAAAGACGACGTTGGCTGTTGGGCTGGTGGAACGTGCGGGGGCGCAGCCGGTGGCGGCGGCGGCGGTGGTGGTGGTCCCGGTAGCGTAATTCCAGCAATTACAGGTGGTAACACGTTCGGGGGTAATAGCGAGATTAACATTCTACCTTATCTAACGCAAAATCATCAGGGTCAGCCAACGCCGGGTATGCACTCTGTCGAGCTTAGTTCAGCAGATGGAATACGCTCGCAAGTAACCGCTTCGGTGCGCGTACGTGATTGGCAACCTAAGAATATGTGAAGGTTATAAAATTGGCTTCAGACAAGAAAAGAAACGGTAAATCGGCGGGACTTCGTAAAAAGAAACGAAAACGCTCGCGGAATAGTAAACAAGATGACTTCTAAAGGAGAAAAGAAATGGACGCTCTTACTATCACGTTTATAATAATCTGCGTCGCTGCTGGCGCGGATATTGCTATAGTTGGCACGAGTCTTTTAAGGATAATTCGACTCTTAAAACAGTATTTAGCCGCGCAGGAGATATAAATGGAAGACGTTGTAAAGTGCATAGACGCAAGACTCGACGAACATCAGGAAAATATCTCTCGTATTAGTACTAGCGTCGAAGACTGCGAAGTTACCATAGGGAAACAAGACGTTCGTATCGACCATCTCGAAGAGGGACTTAACGACGTGAAAGCGCACCTCGACCTACAAGATGAGACGACGGACAACCGCTTTAACGAATTAAGCGATAAGATAGATTCAATCCAAGTTAATAACGTACAAGCAGAGTCAAACACGCGAAACGCATTACTCACTAAGCAAAACGCGTTTTATGTCTCACTAATCCTAGCGCTTATCTCACTCATCGGCTACTTACTCTATAACTCGATAAACATAGCGCATATCTAAATTGGTATTCGGTGTTAAATTATAAAATAAAAGGTGGTGATAAAAAAAATGGGTATAAAGTTAAGTTTAGGTGGTTCGCTTCCGAGCACGGCCGAGTGGCTTCTAATTATCGGTTTTATAGTCGGCGCACTTGGAATTGCCTCGCAGACGTTTTCATTTAGCGGACAAGACAGCGCAATAATCCTATTTGTGGTCGGCGTTCTGACGTTGCTCGCGAAGACCATTACCTCTACATCTGCTTAAGCGTTAGACTTCATTCTAACGCCCTTCTCTCTTTTTTTTAATACCTACATACTTTAACACATACGTTATAGTTACTATGTTTACATATTTTGACATAACTAAACATAATGGGTAGCTACCACGGCCTAATTAACAACTGTTAATCTACAAACCGCTCGGTTTCGCGCTAAAGTATGTTGCGGAGTATGGTTTCAACGCACTAAATAGGGGGGGGTTAGACGCTTGAAACATAGCTGCAAGCACTTTTCCATTTAGAGCGTGTTATGTTGTTTATTAAGCTTCTAAACCAATATTAACGCGCCGTTTCGAAATGTGGATAATTGCGTGGTAACGGCCGATTATTTTTCATCATTTTATGCTCTTTTCTTTATGGTTACATAGTTATATATAGTTAGACATAGTAGTATATACTAGGTCAATTACCCACGCTAAAGCGATGGGCTTGTATCTCCTTCAACTTTTAGGGATACAATAGGCTGATTGACGGCAGCCCTCGAAGCGATGTTCTTTGCCGCATTTATATCGGCGTTTTCAGTGTATCCACACGCAACGCAAACAAACTCGCTCTGTGTCTTGCGGTTCTTCTTGTCAATGTGTCCACACTCTGAACACTGCTTCGACGTGTTTCGCGGGTCGATTAGATGGACGGGAACGCCGTTGAGTTTCGCTTTGTAGTCTACGAACCATCTCAACTGGCCGAACGCCCACTTACCGAGTCTACCACGCTGTGCCTTTCTAACCGTTGTCCGAGAGCGTATGTGCGTCAAGTCCTCTAATACAATCGCTCTCTTTGTGTCTTTGGCTATTCCAACAATAACTTTTGAAATACAATGATTGAGATTCGTCTTAAACTTCCGTTCTTTGCCGCTCGTCCGCTTCAGATGCCGCTTCGCGCTCTTGGTTCCTTTCGACTGAAGTGCTGACTTTAGCTTCGTGTAGCGCGTTCTAACAGCATCGGCCTTATCGCCACTGAAGTGCTGACCGTCGCTTGTGGTTGCGATATTGACAATTCCCAAGTCTACACCTAAGTAGCCTTCCGCGTTGTATTCTGTCACCCCTTCAACTTCCACGACCACGCAGAGATAGAACGTTCCCTTTTGAAGTATCAAGTCGGCTTGTCCTCTGACTCGTCGCTGTTCAAGTTGGGCGTAGTCCCCGATTGAGAACGGTATGAGCTTTCGACCGTCGAGAGTCAAGATTGAAACCGAATCGAGAGACTTGAACGATAATATTCTTTGGTCATAGACAACAGCGCTGTGTGGTTTGAACGTGTGTAGCTCTTGCCGGTGTCCTTTGCCACGGTATGACTCTGAGACTTTGGCTATCGCTCTGACTGCTAACTGTGCCGATAAACCGTAGGTATCTCGAATATAACGATAATGCTGCTTTTGAAGCGTCCGTTTACCGAATACTCCTTCTTGATAGGAGACTGACGAAACGTAGTTGCACGCTTCGTTGAACCGTTCCATTGTGGTTAAGAGGGCAGCATATTGCTCGTCGGTCGGATTGAGCTTTGCTTTAACGGTTAGCAGCATCATAGAATATATGGCTCTATTCTTAGTTAAGTTTTGTGTTAGACGCGATTCCTCTCAACGCTAAAGCAGTTGAGCTTCCTCGCTCGAATAAATGTGACGAGCCCGACGGCGACGAAAAGTTAAAACGTCGCCTTATCTTTCTTTTTCGATTTAAAGCTTAATACGTAACGCATAGTAGCATATAGCTTTATATAGTTAAACATCTATCTATAATATGTCGAAAGACGAGGTGACTACAAAAATGCAAGAACGTGAATCCGTTTATCAACGCGCGATGCGCGAGGGCTACAAGCCGTGGAAGGGTTCGAACGCTACGAAGCCTGCAAACTACTGGTTCGCGCCGAGAGAAGCGAAGAATACAAGGCGTTAAAAATGACCGTATCAGATGAAGAACTACACGTCCGCACGCACGGACGGCTTTTTTACTGTAAAGCGTGCGGATATAAAGTTATCGCGCTCGAGGACGAAGCGCGCGGTAGTCTCTGTCCGAAGTGTAATAAGAGAAAACTTGTAGTAGAAGACGAAGAGCAGGCCGAGAAGCAGAAGAAAACGACCGATACGCGGATGAATAAAGCAAAGAAGATGTACAACTCGGGAATGAGGGCATACCCCGCAGCAGAGAATATGTGGTATGTTAAGGGAAGTAAAGGAGACGTCTACAGCGTAGCGCGAAAAGGAGACGAAGACTTTTCTTGCACGTGTACCGACTTCACCATTCGCGGCGGTAACTGCAAACACATTTACTTAGTTAAACTATGTTTACCTATACAAGAATTAGACGGGCTTATTATCCTCCCTAAAAATGAAACAAAAGAGGCTAGAGCCGAATTTGGCGCAAACGAAGCGATGAGTTTCTATGAGAATAAGAAACTTAAAAAACTACATCACGGAATCGATTGGTGAGTTAAGATGGATATACGGGCAGAACGAATAAAAAATGGATTATGTATGTATTGCGGGGTCGAACCTGCGCGTAAAGGAGTAAAGACTTGCGTAGTATGTTACAATAAATTTAAAGCTACACGCGAATCTTTAAAATCTAGAGGAATATGTCCTAGATGTCAAAAAAACCCTATAAAAAAGGGGCGCGGCACCTGCGAAGTATGTCTTAAACGGCAATTAGATATACGAAACCGTGATGCGAAAAAAGAGAGATACGATTCTCTTTACGGTCTTACTAACGGTCAATTACGCTGTACAAATTGTGGTTTACCATTTTATGAGGTATTACAAGTACATCATTTAGGAAATAATGGTAAGAAACATAGAGAGAAGATTCATAAAGGTACATCGATACATCGTTTTATTATAAAACAAAACTTCCCAACCGACTATCTCGTTCTCTGCTCTAACTGTCACGATTTTTGGCATAAAGAAGGGCAACTTCCAACAAAGGAAGAATTAACTAAACTATATCGTGTAGCTCTAAAATTTTGTGAGGCTTCACAATGACGCGCCTCGATAACTACGAAAAATACCTCACGCTCACGCTTGAAGAGCTAGATAACGCGATACGCGGAACCGATTTCGAGATAATATAAGACGACGAGGAAGAAATGGTCTTTCTCTACGATAAGCTAAGATTTCATATAGAGGATATGACGTCTCCTTTAAATTATGATTTAGTCGATAGCGCTAGACTATGTGTCACGAATCGAGATGATATAGTCCTCGAGAAAGATATTTTAAACCACGCGAGCGCGGACTATTCGCTTGCTCACGTGAAAGGGTTATACGAGTTTCTAGAAGTATCGAGGTGGTAAAAATGCCAAAAACTAAAGAATGTAGGTGCAATCCGTATCAACAAGTTCCGAAAGACGCGTATTATTTAACGTTATATCACCTCTTTCGTTGCTCTAGATGTGGTGGAAAAAGGGGGTAAACATGCCAGCGTGCGAAGGTTGTAAAACTAAAAAGATTTCTTTAATAGTCACACACACAAACGAAGACGGCATAACCACCGGATTCGAGATTAATCCGTGTAACGAACTCGGCTGGAATAAGAAGGATATGGTAAAAGCCGAACGATTAGCATATTGTATAAAGAGATACCATAAAGGGGTGCGATGAAAAATGACAGAAGATAAAACACAACATATAACGTGGGACTCGTGCGAAACTGTAACTGACGCGCTTCTATTTAACATATGGAACGCGCTCGAGCGGCTTATCGACGTCGAGAAAGAACGAAATAAGATAATGCAAAATACGACATTCAACGGCGCGATACTCGTGCAGAAGCGAGGTAACTAGAATGGATAGAACAAGTATAATAATTTCGAAAGACACACGCGAACGGTTAAAACATTTCGCGCGAAAGGATGAAACGTACGACGCCGCAATACAACGAATGATTAGTCAATGCGAGGGTGAAAGATGAGAGTATTTAAGCACTTTAATTCTATAACCGACGCGTCGTGTCCGATATGTAACACGAAAGACGATAAGAAAGTCGTTTTAGTGGCGAAATGCGGCACAAAAGAAGGATGTAACGCAGAAGCGGTTCAGGTGCATCTAGATTGTTTAGAGCTATGGTACGCGGTTACAGACGAAAATATAAATGTTATATACCAATCGTGGTGATGAAAAATGACTGAAAAGATTAGACCATTTGGGAGACAGCTTTCTACGTTTTGCGTTCATACTCAAGAAACGACGTTTCGGTATTGCGTAAAAGGTTACGCGAGTACGCCGTTAAAGAGAGAGTGCGAGGAATGTCTTGAGGGTTTAGATTTAGTCGATAAAGTGAGGTTACATCAATGAACGTCACTCAGGACGAAGAAGGAAAGAATAAACTAACGTATGAGAGCGACCCCGAAGTCGTAAAAAGATGGGTTGATGATATTCTCCTAGAGGATAAAATGTACTACGAAAAAGGTCGGGGCTGCCCCGGTTTAACCGTCGATGAGTTAGCGATTCTTTCTACCGGCAAAAAGCCGATGTGGTTCTATCAGGAGCTATATAGGCTTATCGATACCGGAAAGTATAGAATCGTGCGAAACGAAGACCACGACGCGGAGTATGATGTGAAATGAACTGCGGGGATTGTAAAGGTAATACGAGCTGCGAGGGTCTAAGACCGGCCGGTACGCTAGAACTCTGTAAAGAGTGTAAATGGTTTGTTTCATTCGTCGGACAACTTGAAGCGAAGCATTGTCAAATCGGCCGCGAGAAAGTAGAGATATATTGTAAAGACTACGTTCCTAAACGATGGGAAAACGAACCATGGGAGAATGAATAAATGTTAGCGTTTCAGTGTAAATACGATTTAGATGCGCGGTGTAACTTTTCGTTTATTGGTGATAAGAACACACCAACGATTGAAGAGTGTAAACTATGCGTCGAGATTAGACAGATGAAACTCGAGAAAGAAATACTAGAGTGGTCGAAACAAAAAACAACGGAAGTAGGAGAGTCAATTACCACGCCCTGACGGACGTGGCTTGTAACTGTGTCAAGAACACGCTACATTCGGCTGATTGACAGGCAGCCTACTCACATTGGATATACCATCATGAGCGATATTGCGAGAAGCGTTAAGGTCGGCATTGAGCGAGAACCCGCACTTACGGCAGCGGTAGCTAGAGCCATCCCTATTCCTTTTATAGACGTGGCCGCAGTTAGAACACTTCTGCGATGTGTAACGAGCATCGACAAGCAAAACGTGCTTACCGACGGCTTCTGCTTTATACCGCAGGAACTGTTCAAGCTGGTAGAACGCCCACGAGTTAAGAAGACCGTTGAACTTTCTACCACGCCGCTTTTGTACCCTAACCTTACTCAAGTCTTCGAGCGCATAGACACCGAAGGGCAACGAGACAAGCTCCTTACTAATGCAGTGGTTAACGTCAGTCACAAACCGAGTTTCCCGTTTACTCATACGCTTAAGCTTGCGTTTAGCGGAACGGGTGCCTTTGGACTGAAGCTCTGCACGAAGGTGTGCATACTTTCCTCGCACGTTCTTGACCTGCTTTCCGTTGAAAAAAGAGTTGTTAGATGTAACAGCGATGTTTTTGATTCCGCGGTCGATACCGAGGACTGCACCGTTATTAGCCGCTGGCACATTAGCAGACTCCATCGAGACGTGCATAAAAAAGCCGTTGCGATACGAGATTGTAACGCTTTTCAACATCCATCCCAAATACTGCGAATAGCACGACGGAACCGAGAAACACGCTTTAACGCGCCCCGCAACGGTGGCGATGGTAGCAAATCCTTCGTGGACTTTGATACGAGCAACTCTGTGGTTATACCGCAGAGCCGAACGCGGTTTCTTTTGGGGCAACGTTTTGCACTTATCCCGTTTCAGCGATTCGCAAGCGCAGTCTCTCGCACATTGCACGAGCGAAGACGGAAGCGGAGAAGTAGCACGAAATTGGTGATACGTGCCTTTGTGGTTCTCGACTTTATTCCACGAGTGGTTCTCAAAGCCCCACTGTGCCGAAGCGTTGAACGCTTTGGTGTATTCGTCCATCGTGGTAAGGAGTTTTTGAGTATCCTCATCGGCACAATGCAGCTTAAGCGTAATAGTCCGTATCACGTTCATATATTAGACACGATAGAAGATAAAGGTTTTGAGTGTATGGAAAAAGTAAAAGGAGGACAGGTACGGTCTTCTCTCCCTGCGATAGCGGGGAGTCTCCGACCTGAATGGCAATGATAGACATATGTATCCGTTGCCGTGGAAACCGAGGAATACACTTTGTGCGCTCACAATACGGTAAAAAATACCTATGTGACTCGCAGCATAATAGTTGGTTAGCGTATGAGCGACGACTAGAAGACCTAAACGCCACGTGGCCGAAAGAGCGACTTTCGAGGATTTGCTTATGTCTCGGCGGTCGGTTTTAAGAGGTGAAAAATGACTAAAAAAGAGTTAGACAAACCAAAAAGTGTGGAACCCTATGACCCCACCGAGCAAACAATTCATGCGGGGGATTGGTGGTACTCAGTCAGTTATATTGCTGAGAATGGAATGGCTGGAGATGGCTGCGAGGATTGTAAGCACCTAAAGGTTCTTGACCCGAACGACACGTGTCATGAAAACTATAATAACCGACCTTCGTTGCCGTGTTACTCATATGAGACAGAAGAATGAGGTGAAAAATGAACTGTGACGAGACATTAGAGACTATCAAAGGTTATCTCGATAGTGATTTAGATAGCGAAACTAAAATCGTAGCCATCAAAACCATTTTGCGAGTTTATACGGGAAAAAGAGGTGAAAAATGACTAAAGACTATATGGAGTTATATTGGTTTAGTGAGAAAGAAGGAGATTACGGTTGGTGGAGAAAAAAAGAAGCTGGAGAATTTGATGTTAAAAATGAGGTGAAAAATGACTAATGAACCAATAGCAGTAATAGACGGCAGGGTTGAGATAATCCCGCAGTTCTTTGACGGGGTATGGATATTCGTTATGGCGGAAGAGGTGAAAAATGACTGATTTAGAACGATTTGAATTATTAAATGAACTCATAGAACGGTTCTCTCGATTCGAGATTCCGGAATCAATAATTTGTAGTGATTTATTAAATGAACTCATAGAACGGTTCTCTCGATTCGAGATTCCGGAATCAATAATTTGTACTGAGTTACAGGAATTTCCAACAGAAGATTTACTTGCAGAACTAAAAAGACGAGAGCGAAATAATAAAAGTATGGATGATACGAAAAAAGTGGTTAGGCATATTCCACTATTAGATGAAGTTGAACAAGATGGGGTAACCCTAAAAAAGAAGAAGAAAAATGAGGTTTAATGCTAAACGCACCCTATTATTATATAGTTAAACATAGTATCATATATCAATTACGAGGTGACTTTAAAAATGATACAAAAAAAGTTTTGTTTAATAGGAATTGTACTAGCGGCATTAATGCTCGTGAGTGTGTGCGGCTGTTTAACGCCTCAACCTCAGAGTGTGCCTTTAGCACCAGAAAACGTTTCGATTAAGCCAACGACCGTAACTACGCACGTAACGGCGAAAGCGTCGGTTATACCTTCGGTTACGCCATCAGTTGCACCATCGGCGACACCATCACCAACGGCTACGCCTACACAGACTACACTTAGCATAAGCGGCCCCACGACGATGATAGAAGGCGGCGGCGGTGTATGGATTGTTTACATTAACGGCCAGCTACCAACCGCGTCACAATCAAACCAGATAGTGTGGAATAGCGGCGGTCTGCCCGGCGGCGAAGTTACTGCGACGGGACACCCACTCGGCCCGAGCGGACCCTACGGTTCGTGGGTTATAGACGCTAACGGCGCTGCAACTACAGCTCAGGGAACGCATACGTTAGTAGCGACGTATCAAGGTGTAAGCGCGTCTTATACTATTACGCGGCTTCCTAATTCGAATACAGCGACGCCAACGGTAGGCACGGTTCAAACCGGACTAGAGGTTATAATGAGCGCTTCGGGACCGGGGGGCAATATAATCTACATAAACCAAACAGCTACCGGAACCATAACTATCAATCCCGCAAGTGCTTCAAGTGAGGGTACCCCGACAGCTACAATTGACGGGAGTGCTTACCCCGCGGTCACCATAACACCATCTAGCATAGGTTCGTGGTCTATTAGTTTTAATCCTAGTGACCTTTCAGTTGGTCAACACGAACTCGTAGTAGTGTATCCTAGTAATTCACATTACTTATCTTCGGATATGGCCGTAGTGCTTAACGTTGTATAGTATGTGAAATAGCGACACCCTAGCAGCGACCTAAACCTCTTTTTTTTGGCTTTCTTTTGTAATACAGCGTCCGCTATAGAAGTGGGACTAATACTCTAGGGTTTTCGTGTCGAAAAGAGTGTTGTAGAAGCGTAGAAGAATGAAAGACGAGACCCTAGAAAATAACGTGGCGGAAATGGAGGTTGTGGGATGCTACAAATTTATCTCGTCTTTGTTTCTTCTAGGGATTAGCTAAGCGGCCAAACCCTATAGGTATAGACACAGTGAAACGTTATATAGATTTAGTAATGGGTTAACAAGTGTTAAGACGTGAAGGGGGGGAGGGTTACTTTAGGTTGTAACACTAAAAACGACACCACCCGCTAAATCTCGAAATTGTGTGAAAGAAGAGCATACTATTATTATCTTATTATTATTATTATTATTATTAAATAAAAATCTTTATTAATATATATACTACAAGCTAAACTAGACCCTAGTCGTCTACCCGTAAGCTGTTAGAACTAAAACTAACCCCCACCCCCTCGCGCAGCGAATCTTTAAATACTTGTTTCATTCAAAACAAAATTATATAAGCTAAAGTATCTAACTATTCTCTATGAGTTATATCCTAGACCTAGCAAAAAGTTCGTCACCAATCATTAAAGACGAGCATATTCTAGAATCGAATTATATTCCAGATACAATCGTCGGTCGACATAAGCAGCAAGAAGAGATGTGGCCGCCACTTTCTCATCTTATGAAAGGTCAACCAGCGCATCATTTACTCTTAATGGGGCATAACGGTTCCGGTAAAACGGTTGTCATTCGTAGCGTTCTTCGGGACCTCGAGACGGTAACCGACTTTCAGACGATATATCTCCCAAGCGTGCGCGACCCTAAGCCTAACTCGGTAATGCGTCGACTTCTAGAAGCATCAGGCGTGGCGCTCCCACCGAAAGACGAGTCGGTAGCGAGTCTAATAAATCTTCTTGATAAGCATTTATCCACCATAGATAAGCCCATTATATTCATATTCGACGAAATAGACTTCTTTATCTCAAAGGATATGTGGACGGTTCTTAATTATATCGTGCGCGAAAGAGATATGGCGACCGTCGTAGGCACGACGAACGACCCGAGGCTTCTAAGTAAGATACCGGATAAAAAGTTAATCTCGGCATATAGACCCTCAACCGTAACATTTCCGCCGTATAACACAGACGAACTACGAGAAATACTCGAGTCGAGAGCTGAGAAAGCGCTTTATGCGAACGTATTAGAAGCTGAGGTTATACCTCGATGTGCTGCGTTGGCGGTTAGGTTAAATAACGGTGATGCTCGTTACGCTATCTCATTGCTTTCGAAGGCCGCCGAGATATGTCATACAAACCTTCAAAAGAAAGTTACTAGCGAAGATGTTATACAAGCGGTGCAAGAGCTAGAGAACGAAGAATATGATAAAATAGCCTCGTTATTATCGGAGCGGCATAAGAACATTCTACGCATATTAATTATTAAAGATAACATACGACGAGCAGAACTACAGGAAGTCTACGAAACTAATAATTCCTATGATGTTATTTCCGATGTGTGGTTCGCGAGAGAGCTAAGAACGTTAGAAGAATTTGGTCTTATAATCCGATGGTCTAAAGGTAAGGGTCGCGGACTAGGCGTTACGTGGTTTGTTTCGTTACACGAGGACATTGATAAAGAGAAACTTAAAGAAGTTTTATACCGTGATTTAGGTGGCGGGGCGTGACTTCTCCCCCAGCTAAAGCAGGGGGCTTCTATCGATTGAACGAACAGAGGCAAGCCCACCTCTGAGTATGTTGATTGCAGCGTTCTCATCGCGGTCAGCGACATAGCCGCAGTCACACGAATGTATGCGGTCTTTCAGTTCCTTCTTGACTATTTGACCACACCTGCTACATTCCTGAGTAGTATTCTTAGGATTCACCAGCACCACTATTGAACCAGCTTCCTCCGCTTTGTTCTGTGTTGCGTTAATGAATTGAGTCCACGCAGCGTCGCCTATCGATTTGGCGAGGTAGTGATTCTGCTGCATACCTTTGACGTTCAAATCTTCAAAGGCGATTATGCCGAATCTGTTAACGATTGCACGGCTCAGTTGATGCGCGAAGTCGTTTCGTCTGTTAGCTATCCGTTCGTGGATTCTTGACACCACCTTTCGGGCTTTCTTCCTTTGTGGTGCGCCTTTCGCTTGAGCTGAGAGTTTACGCTGCGCTTTCGCTAACGCTTTTTCATCGTGCCTAAAGAATCGTGGGTTCTCGACTTTCTCACCATTAGACAGCGTGGCAAACGACGTTAGTCCTACGTCTACCCCAACAACAGCCCCGTCTTTGAATGTTTGGGTCTTAGGTTCGTATTCTGTGGTGAAACAAGCAAACCACTTCCCCATAGAACGCTTGTTTATGTTCAGCCGTTTTATCACACCTTCAATCGGGCGATGCAACACTATCTTGACGTTTCCTATCTTTGACAGCATTAAATCATCTGCTTTAAGAGCGAATCCCATTTGTGGGTAGGTGAATGAATCATAGCGCCCTTTGCCTTTGAACCTCGGATAACCTGCTTCTTTCTCTCCTGCTTTGACACGTCTAAAGAACGCTTTGAAGGCTAAGTCCACACGTTGAGAGACTTCTTGTAGCACTTGCGAATGAACGCTTGTCAGCTCCGGTCTATCACGCTTCCATATTGGTATCAACTTGTTCGTGTCATATCTGCCAAGTGTCACACCCTTTGACTCATATGCGGTCTTTCGCGTGGCTAATACCTCATTATATACCCATCGGCACAACTCTAAGGTTTGATTCATCTTAGTTTCCTGTGCCTTTGTCGGATAGAGCCGATAGCGATAGACCTTATGCATTGTTTATCTATTGGCATTATTAGCATAAGAATGTTAGGGTTAGGAACGCTCTGTATCCCCACCTTAAAAGGTTGGGGTTTTATCGCTGCTCACTCATAAAGAAAGCATCATAGCAAAATACGGCCAAATAGGCGACGACGAGCAGGTACACATAGTTCAGTTTAGAAGAGAGTAAAAACTATTAACAAGTGTTAACCTATCTAAAGTGAGGGATTTCGTTCCTAGGCTCAACGAGACGGGAATGGATTCCCGTTTTTCACTTTAGGAGGAAGACACCATTCGAAAAAGAACTAAAGTTTTAATAATCGGCGTTCTCGTGCTACTTCTCATACTTGGCGTTTATCTGGTGATTAGTCCGCCGTCGGTTACCCCTACACCAACACCGTCACCAACGCCATTAGTCACACCAACGCCGACACCCACCCCGACACCATCACCAAGCCCGACACCGACACCGAACCCGCCAGCGCCAGCACCAAAACCTACACCCACTCCAACGCCAACGTGTCGACCGTGTTACGTGACTTATGGATAAGTGCGATAGCTGCGCGAACTATCTTCATTGCGACATAAAACCTAGAGAGAACTGCGACGCGTATCGATACAGCGAGCTTCGTGATACGGCGCGGTGGGTCTGCTAAACTTCTAAGCTAGAAAAAGCACCTACCGCTTTTATTCTTCTTTTTCTCTTAACTATCATAATATCAAAATAGCATTAGCTATTTATACAGGGGCGGCCTTTAGTAATTTGTGTGAAGTGTAAGCTTCACGAGGTGACTAACAATGCCTACAACCGAAGAAAACTGGGAATTCCTCGAGAACCTCGTTCTTAAGGAAATCGACCGTGAAAACGAAAAACTCGCGTACTGGGTAGAAGTGCTCGCAGAATATGGCGCAGACCTTCATAAGATTAGCGAGGAAGAACTAACTTCCGTTCCCGCGCACGTCGAGGTCAACGAAAAGCTCATCGGTACTCTTACGGGTATAAAGACCGCAGTAGCCGCCGCTGAGAAGTCGAACAACGCGCTTCTTATCGCGAAGCACCAGCTTCTCGAGCTTTACAACGCGTAACAGCAGACGAGATGGTTAAGAGGCTTATACGAACGTGGAGGTCGGTCACCTCATAACTTCGCGAATTAAATCCTCTTTCGTATCGTTCTCTTTTTCTTTTTCTATAACCCTAACTACATTAAGTAGGTCATAGAAAATAATACGTCGAAGGTGAATCTCTTCGTATAAAAAAGTTTTAAGGTCTTCATCGCGCACGTTGCTCGCGAGATGTTCAGCGTCTTGGATAAGTCCTAGGATATGTTCTACTTGCGCTAAGTGCGACTCGTGAGGCACATACTCCTGCGGGTCGTACCTCGCAGGGAAGTACACCTGCCAAACGCCACCAAACTCTGAATCGATTCGTCGAAACTTAGTTATACAACGCGCGTGGCAGGTTCTATCTCTAGAATCTAGAATTATACTCTCGTCAAAGCCAGCTCTATCGGTTATTCTATGCGCCGTGCTTTCACGAATCTTAGGTTTTTCTTTCTGTGTCATAACCTGCACTCGATTTCATAAATGTGCGCGATTCATTATAAAGTCTACGGTTCACTTGTAGCCGCATCATCTTTATCGTGGGGACAAAAACCGTAGTGGCCTATTGAGGTGTTACAGTTATGACATAAAACACGATAGCCACTCGGAAAGTTATTCTTCTTTAGCCACCTAAAGATTCCGTTTCCGCGGTAGCCTAGCTCATTTAGTTTAGCTCTATGTTTCGCACCACCGCCGTCTTTATGGTCTATCGCTAAAAATTGAATATGAGATTCGCCACAACACGCGCATCTTAGCGTACCGTTAGAATAATGAGAAAGAACCTCTTTTCTAAGTTTTTCTCTATGTTGTTGCTTTAATTCTTTATTATTTAATACGCGGCAGCTATTACAATAGTCCGTTGTATTACTTCTTATGCTTCTTGGTCTAAACTCTACTCCACATCGCTTACATAGCTTTTGCGGTGGTTGGATTAAGTATGTATAACACTCGTCGCAATAATAAAGCGTGAAATGTGGCACAGCATTACCGTGTCTGGTAGTGGTAAAGATTGTACCACAACGTTTACATGGCTTAGGTTCTGTCCCTATGCGTCGCGATTGATTGTACTCAGCTACCTTACCTCGTTGCATTATAGAGATGTATGATATACTAGCTTATAGATATTACGCGCTATCGAAATTAACCATATGTTAATTATACACGATAAATCTCACTCTCATAAAAACACTTAAATACGATATAGGCGCTCTATGTATTGAAAACTCTAAAGGAGGTAGTATATCAGGAAACGTGCAAAAGTTCGGTGCAATAGAGAAATTCGGAGACGTGCGTCTTTAAACATTCATCTCCAAAAGATAGAGCTTTCGACACACGTCTTTTAAATTTATCGACTTTGTCACCTCAGCGCCTAGGGTGCGACTCTGTAACCTCACCTCCCGCAGTGTCGCGCCCTCGTATCTCAAAGAGTTTTTATCGAAACATAAAAAAAGGAAAACAATATAATGCCTAAATTCTATACCGCAGAGGAAGTTAGCGAAATGAACAGCGCAGAAACTTCCGAAGACCAATCAGACAACGACGCCCCGTCGAACGGAAGCTATGAATCTTCCTTCGAGCATCAGTCTTTTAAGCTGCAACGCCCGAAGAGAGTAGCTAAGATTCCCGTAGGCGAATACGAAGCAACGATTTCTAAGATAAAACAAACTCGAGAGCCGAGTTATGAAGACCGCGAGATTCTTGTTGATAGAGTTGCGGTTCTACTCGAGTTAGACTATAAGTCGCTCGTAACGGGAAAAGAAGAACATGGCTTCGTTCAAAAGAGAATGAATCTAAGCTTCCACGAGAAAGCTAAACTTTCCGAGTTTCTACGAGCCGCCACTGGCGACCTGCCGGATGAGGTCGATAGCGACGCACTCATAGGAAAGAAGGTTAAAATAACTATTCTACATAACGAGTCAAAAGCAGGAGATACGTACGATAACGTAGCTAAGTTTTCGAAGGTGAAGTAATGTCTCAGCTCAAATACGACGATGTAATGGGTAAAGAGGCACAAGATAAGCTAACCGGGCTTAAAGGGATTATTGTAGCCGTAGGGGAATACTATAACGGCTGCGTTCAGTACCTCGTTAAACCGGCAGAGATAAAGGACGGTAAACGCATCGAGGGCGAATGGATTGATAGAGAATTCTTAGAAATTCTCGGTCAGAAGCTCACACGCGAGAACGTTAAACCGGCCGGTGGTCCTAGTTCTAGTGACCCGCCGTTGGGTGTTATTTAACGTTTCAGGCGGGAAGTCTCCTTCCGAAAGGTGGGAGATGAGAGCCGCTCTTATCCAACACAAACCTTTATAGTTATAGAAAACAATGAGGAACTATGAAATATCAACTAAGCAAAGGCGCTCATTCCGTCTACGCACTCCAATACCACTTCGTTCAGTGTGTCAAATATAGGCGCGATGCTTTGGTTGAGCCATGGCTCAGTGAGAACGATTATCCTGTCTTGAAAAAAGTAGACGGCGTTCTTAACTGGGAATGGGTTATGTGGCAACTTAGGCAATTATGATAGACACAATAATCTGCGGCGACTGCCTTGAGGTTTTAGAAGAGATGCCTGATAACTATGTGGATGCAATTATAACTGACCCCCCTTACTCAAGCGGTGCGCGACGTGACGCAAACGCGAATCTGCGACAGGCGCGTCGTCGAGGGGAAGATAAGCGCGCGTTCAGCAATGATACACTCACAAGCAAAACGTTCGCGTGGTTTATGCGGGCGTGCGGCTTACAATGGGCGCGCGTCTTAAAACCAGACGGCCATTTATTAATATTTATTGACTGGTATCACGGATATAATATAGCAAACGCATTAGAAACGGCTGGGCTGAAACAGGTTAATTTAGTTGTATGGGACAAGCAGTACTTTGGTATGGGGCATTACTTCCGCAATCAGCATGAACTAATATTACATTTTTTAAACTACGAACGTCCAAAACCGTTTGCGCAGAACGTAGGAAACGTTATCTCAATAAAACCAATCCGTAACGGAATACACCCAACGGAAAAACCAGTTGAGTTGATAGAACGTATGTTACCCGTGGTAACTAATGAATACGACACCGTTCTCGACCCCTTTGCGGGCAGCGGCACAATCGCAGTCGCATGCCGTCGCAGCAACCGCCACTATATCTGCATCGAAAAAGAACCAGAATACTGCGCGATTGCTGAGAAACGAATCGCGGAGATGTTGTGAACGCGCGATAAAATCGGAATGGAGCGTATTCCAGAATATAAAGAACTAATGATAGAAACAAATAAAAGAACGAACGTGTTAAAGCATTAGCTGTTATCGGTGGGTTCTCCGTCGCTGGTCAGCTCACCAATAACGTCGACCGCCGACTTACATTCGGTTAGTCACCTCGTAAGCGGCGGTTAACTTTTATTCATATGAAAAAACAATGCGCGTGCGGGACGGTTTTGCTCTATGCTAAAGAGCGGGGTATTGTTATTCTTCAGTGTCCTAACTGTGGTCGACACTATTCTCTTGGATATATCTATAACGAGATAGAAACCTCATTACCGCTCGACGTCACCGATAGAAAAATACTATCGTATCTATGCGCGAAACCGTGTTGCACACCCCTAGAGATATGCGCGCTCTTCGACGACGAAGCACCGTCATATGATACGATTCTACGTAAAGTGCAAAGACTAGCTAGACACGGCTACGTTGAAGCGCAGAAAAGAAAGAACGGCCGGTGGATTTACTACGCCACCGAAAAGCTAGAGAGTTTAAATCGAGGTGAAAGGCGCTGAGTTGCCACTAAGAAACAGCTTAGAAAACCCTTTATACGTAACCTTTAAAGAATTAAGCAGCTCATCGCCCACCAAATATATATGCAAAAACCAAACTTCTCGGAAGACCTCGCATTTTCATTAGACCCATTACACGCTGAGATGATGGATACATTTTATATCGATTTCTTCGGCGCGATGGGTCTAGAAGTAGTAGAGGTTAAACACATCACCGACCGAGCAGAACAGAAAAAAGGCTACGATAAGCTCATTAAGCTCGATAACGGGCAGTTTATCCGCGTGGAAGAAAAACGAGATAGATACGTTACAGGAAATTTAGTACTAGAGTTATGGTCGGACTCGGATAGAAAAAGAGGGTGGTTGTACACCAGTACTGCCGATTTTCTTTGTTATCATTTCATTAATACGGGAATCACTCATATGCTTCCAATGCCGCTATTACGGCGCGCGTGGATGCTTAACGAAAAGTTATGGCTAGACGTCTACGACGAGAAACATATTAAAAATCGCGCATGGACGACGATAATACTTCCCGTACCTGTGACCGTTCTTCGTGCTGCGCTTATGGAAGCGATGGAGCACGACCACGTTTTAATAGCTGAGAAGTGTTTAGTTTAAATGATTCACCCACGACCTAAACCACTATCGTCATATCCTGCTCACGAGAAAAACAGCCTAGAGCAGATACCGATATTAACCTATGAAGTAGGCGATTTGGCTAAGATGTTTGCTTATGCTCATCGCTATAGGTTGGTCGATAAAGAGAGAAGTAAAGGCTATAGAATCGAAGCGCGAATAGCCGCTTCTGATGTTATAGCTCAAATGGTCGTGATGTGTGAGCGCGAAGGCTGGAATTTTTATGAAGTGAAGAAGCTCGGCGAGGAACGCTTTAGGGAGAAAATAGAGCGGCATAGGCTCTATAAAGAATAATGGCATACAAAGACCCCGAGAAGAAAAAGGAACGCGATAAAGCGTATCACATAGCGAATAGAGAAAAACGAAACGCGTATGCTCGGCAATGGCGTGAGAAAAATCGAGAGAAACTTTATATAACTCAAAAAGCGTGGCGAGATTCTCATAGAGAGCACATCTTACAAAATAAAAAGGAGTATTATCAGAAGAACCGCGAGAAAATTCTAGAACGTGAAAAAGAGCGCTATAACGAGAAGCGGGGTAATCCGAAATATATCGCGAAGCATAGAGAGTACGGTCGTAAGCATCGTCAAAAAATACGCGATATAGTTATTGCGCACTACGGTGGCGATTCACCCCACTGTATGTGTTGCGGCGAAACAACTCTACAGTTCTTAACAGTGCATCATATTAATGGAGATGGTGCGGCCCATAGGCGCTCGATTGGTAATTCTGGTTTATATGAGTGGATTATAAAGCATAACTATCCTACGGGGTTAGAATTACAATGTTGGAACTGTAATCTAGCAAGTTATCAGTATGGGATATGTCCTCATAAAATAAAAGAAGGCGATAAATTTTGAAAATATTATTTGTATGCAGAAAGCGCGGCCCCTACGGATACTTATCATCGGGGCTTTTTAATTCGGTGAAGTTTCTCGTCGATATGCTCGACGATATGGGGATAGACTCGAGAATGGTCGACGTGGTTAATAACAACCAAATCGATAAAGAAGTTAAGTCGTACCAGCCGACTCATGTTATAATAGAAGCGCTATGGGTCGTTCCTAAGAAGTTTAAAGTTCTCATGGAACTTTACCCTAATGTGGAGTGGGTCGTGAGACTTCATTCGGACATACCATTCCTAGCAAACGAGGGTATAGCTTTTGAATGGTTATTCGAGTATATAACAAACGGGGTAACAATCGCTTCGAATAAAGAAAGCGTGGCTAAGTTGCTTACGAAGGTTCTTCGAACGGAAGTAAAGTACCTACCGAATTATTATCCCGTCACGAATGAACCCTTCGAGCACGGTGCTAAGCACGGCGACACGCTAAACGTGGGTTGTTTCGGCGCGATTCGCCCCCTAAAGAATCAGCTCGCACAGGCGTTCGCGGCCATTCGATTCGCCGATGAACAAAATAGAAGACTAAGATTCCATATGAACGTCGGGAGGGTCGAGGCGTGCGGCGAGACAATCGAGAGAAACATACGTGCCGTTTTTAAGAACCTTCCGGGGCATCACGAGCTTATAACTCATAAATGGTACGACCACGACGAATTCACGAAATTATGTAAAAAGATGAATGTAGGTATGCAGGTTTCTTTTTCTGAGACCTATAATCTAGTTACTGCTGATTTCGTAAACGTAAATGTGCCAGTGGTGGTTTCTAGTGAAGTGCGGTGGGTTTCTAAAGAGTGCGTAACGAGTCCGAATAACATAGAGAGCATAGTTAAAACGATGAGTCGAGTATTCAACGATGGTAAACTCGTTCGCGCGAATCGTGAGTTGCTCATTTGGGAAGACGTAAAAACTAAAACCGCGTGGGCGGCATTTTCACTCGAGGGATAATGGACGCGTTTAAAGGGCTTATTTCTGAAAAATCCGCGAGAATAGCGGTAATTGGATTAGGCTACGTCGGCTTATCTACTGCTGTTGCGTTCGCAGACGCTGGCTTTCAAACGGTCGGCGTCACGCGCACACAGAGCAAAGTAGACACATTAAACGCCGGGAATAGTTACCTACCCGACGTGCAGCGGGACACTATAATTAGCTCACTCGTCGGTAGCGGATTATTAAAGGCAACAACTAATGTAGAAGAAGCAGTTGAATGTAGCGATGTTATTATTATTACGGTTCCTACGCCGCTCACGAAGTCAATGGAACCCGACCTAACGGCGATTAAAGATGTAGGTAAACAAATAGGTAAAACATTAGATACGGGGCAGCTTATCATCCTAGAATCGACCGTCTATCCCGGCGTTACCGAAGACGTGTTAGCACCACTTCTCGAAGAATCGGGGCTTAAAGCAGGTAAAGATTTCGGATTAGCCTATTGTCCCGAGAGATATAACGTAGGAGATATAGCTCATTCTATATCGAATACGCCTCGAATCGTGGGCGGCATAACCGATGAATGGGGTAGCTTAGCGGTAGAGCTGTATCTTCATATTACAAAATACGTGTCTCTCGTTAAGAACATTAAGACCGCAGAAGCCACGAAGTTAACAGAGAACATTCAACGAGACGTAAACATTGCCTTAATGAACGAACTAGCGGTAGCATATCCAGAGATGGGGGTTGACATAGAAGACGTCATAGACGCAGCGAGCACGAAATGGAACTTTAACGTTTATAATCCGGGCGCAGGGGTTGGTGGAGAATGTTTACCAGTTAACGCGTATTATCTCACCTACCGCGCGCAGCAGCTCGGGCATTATCTCCCACTCATACGAACCGCGCGATTAGCGAATGATGCTATGCCTTATCATGTCGTTAAACTCACACTCGACGCACTACGACAACATCAGTGTAAGATAGACGATTCGCGCGTAACGGTTCTAGGGGTGTCATACAAACCAAACATTGCAGACCGGCGCGGAAGCCCGAGCTATGAAGTTATAGATACGTTAAAGAACCACGGTGTTGAGGTGCGCGTTAGCGACCCGTACCTTCCATATAATGAGATAGAAGTTGACGTTCTCGACGACACCGATGTAATAATTCTTATGACCGCGCATATGGAATACCTAACGCTCGATTTTAAAGAAATAAAAGAATGGGTAAGAACGCCGATTATCATCGACGGGCGTCGAAGGCTTAATGGTGAATATCTAAAAAGTTTAGGATTTACGTATAAAGGGGTAGGCGTGGTAAATGGAAGTTATTGAACCGAATCTAGTTACTATCCCCGCTGAAGACCAAATCTATGAGCTAATTAAGCTCATTAAAGATAGTCGCGGTAATAAAGTTGATTTTCTAATGGGGCCTCTATGGCGCGAAGATACGATAACATATGATGGAAAGCTCGTATCGCGTATCTATCATTTAATAAACCACCATATTTACATTGTGCAGACTCTCGGCGTAGCGGGTAAGAATGTTTACCTACGTGTCTCAGGCCGTGGAAACGTGAATGAGATTACAAAAGAAGAAGCAATAGAAATAATAGGTCTACGTAAAGGCTACATTGAAGACAGCGACTTAAGGGATATTGGGCCGAATGATGACCCCGAAATACCATATCTAACATCGACATGCGACTGGTGAAAATGACGGAAAGGGTTTGTTCTAATTGTCATAAGCCGTTCGACGAACCTCACGAGTTTAAGCAGTGTGATAGGTGCCGCAAAATAGGGCGCGAAACTAAGCTCAAATGGTGGCACGAAAAAAGAAGAACGGCGGCAGGTCCCGTGTGCTCAATATGTCTTAAACCACACGACGGAAAATACAAAACTTGTGAGCGATGCCTTAGCTATAAGCGAAAATTTCGTAAAGAGCATCCAGAAGCCGACAATGAATGGTATCTAGCGCACCGGGACGAACTGCTTAAGAAATCTAAAGAATACCGTGAACAGACCCGCTTGATGGTTTTGACACATTATTCTAACGGGGAAACTCCGCGCTGCGCTTGTTGTAACGAACAAAATATTGAGTTTCTTTGTATAGACCATATAAACGGAGGGGGGCGTCAGCATAGAAAACAGCTAATAAAGAGCGGGATAACCCCGTATCTTTGGCTTGTTAGGAATGATTTTCCAGAAGGTTATCGGGTTCTTTGTTGGAACTGTAACTCATCACTCGGACTTTACGGATATTGTCCCCACGATAAGGTGCCAAACTGTGATTTTTAAAATGCAAGAGCTAAGATTAATCGGTGAAGAACTACACGAGGTCCCGATACAGTGGGAGGGACACATCGGTAGGCTACGTTGTCGAAAAAGTTGTTGGCAGCCTATTCGTGGTATTACGCTTCGACGCTGCTACGATTGTAAAAACTATGCCGGTCGGACTAAAAAGGTGGTATTTTGCGTGCTAAAAGTAAAAGAGTGAATAGAATAAAGTGTGAGTGTGAGGCGAGCCACAATTTTAATTATATTTACGTTAGTGGTTTTACGGTAGATGATAAAAAGTCGGGCATCCGGCAGCATTGTGAAAAATGCGTACGCGCACAAAAAGATGAGGATTAATGAATATCTGTTCTCAGTGTCATAAGTCACACGACGGTAAGTTTAAAACGTGCGAGCCGTGTTTAGACCACACTCGTAAATGGCGAAAGGAGAATCTTAGAAGAAATCGAGAGATAGGTCTTACGTATTATTATGCACATCAAAAAGAAATATTAGAGAAAGGCCACATATACCGTCAAGTAAATCGAGAGAAAGAAAACGCACGTCAGCAACGGTGGCGCAAAGAGAATCCAGAACGATTAAAAGAACAGAGACAAGATAAACGATTTATGGTGCTACAGTACTATTCGCGTAGTGATATACCCTTCTGCGACTGCTGCGGCGAAAAAACATTAGAGTTTCTATGTATCGACCATATAAGTGGAAATGGTAATGAGCATAGGCGCGAAACTAAAAAAGCGCCGATTTATGCTTGGTTAATTCAGCATAACTTTCCAGACGGATTTCGAGTTTTATGTCATAATTGTAATCTATCATTAGGTTTTTATGGCTATTGTCCGCATAAGAGTAAAGAGGTATAAAATGGTGCTTAGAAGAGAATATAAGGGAGGGATAGGTCGCGTTTATGTGGATGAGAATGACCGAGAGTACCCCTCAGTAACTACCGTCTTACAGACGCTCTCAAAGGGGCCGTGGTTAGAACGGTGGCAAGACACGATGCGCGTTAACCACTTTACAGAGACATTCGATAAACACATTGAAAGCCTCGACGGAGATACGCGTAATAAAGTAAATAAAGAAAAGGTTCATCGTATCTTTAAAAGCGCACTAGCCGCGCCTAATAATTATAGAGATATGAAGGGCGCACAGGGTGACTTTTATCATAAGATGCTCGAGTCGTATTTAAAAGACGATAAAGGCGAACATCCGGTAGAGTGGTATCTCGCGCAGGACGAGAGAGCGGAAAAGGTATTAAATAACTTTAAAAAATGGGTGTGGAAGACGCAGTTAAAACCGATAAAGGTCGAACATTATCTACACTCAACGAAATACGGTTTCGCTGGAACCGTTGATTTAGTTGGTACGCAGACAACAAAAGACGGCGATAAGGAGTTAGTTCTAGTAGATTTTAAGACGGGAAGCGTGCAGAAAGACCAGTTGCTTCAATTAGCCGCGTATGCTAAAGCATACGAAGAACGATTCTTCTTACGACCTAAACGAGCTTTCTTTTTAAAGGTCGACGTCGATGCGGGGTCGGTAGGTGAACAATTACGGGTAGAAAATGGCACCCTAGAACAATTATTTGAGCTATATATGTGCTCATTTAGATTATGGTGCTGGCGGAATGATGTTAAGTTTCAAGTGTTAGATGAGTGAATTCGATAATTTGGATAGGCTTTCTATCGAGGAATTCAATAAACTATTAAACGATTTAGCGCGTAGTAACATAACGAGTAAAACAAAAGTAAGAGTATATGACGCACGATTTACGGTCGACCACACAATTAACACGTGTAAATATGACACTAAGGCTATGCAGAGGCTCGAGCGAAGAGTAGTTCGTGAGAGCTGGAACTTTAAAGGGGTGTAAGATGGCTAAAGAGTATGTGGTTCAGGATTTAGAAGACGAGAACCGTACCTTAAAAGAAGATGTGGAGTTTTTAGGGGCGATTCACGAAACCGATAGAAAACGAATCGAAAAACTCGAAGAAACAATTTCTATACTACGTAGTCAGCTCGAGGACGAGGCCGATAAGAAATGGGAGCTTCAACAAGAATTAAATCGACTTAAACCTGATACGGGGATGAAGATATGAGCTGGTTTAGTAATAAGGGAAAAGAATTAAAGATAGTGGAATGTAAAAAAATGCCGGAATTAACCGAAGAAGAATAATAAAAGTTGGAGAACATAAAACATGAATCATACGTGTGTTTACTTCATCGCGGGGGATTCGTATTCGAACCTTCCCGAGATTAGAAGTGCAGGAATTATAGACGCCCACCTAGTTATTCATGGTGGGGGCGTAACACCGCCAAGCCAATTCGTAAAAGACTGCATTGCAGCCGGTCTAAGCCCGATATGCAATAACGGGAACGATGGTGGTGCAGGTTGGGATGGCTCAGCTAGTTACTACCCTAATCTATTTAATATGGGCTATCACGCGGCCGGTGGCGAATCCGAGCAAGCAAACGAGATTGATGCGATAATGAATTCTGGTATATTCCTCGACTACGGTGGAGAAGGAACCGGCGGGGGAACCAACGACGATGTTTGGAAGGAAACACATACCGCGCCCGTTCACGGCGGGGGCTGTGCCGGTTACTACGAAACCTACGATGGTTCCGATAACTTTTGGGGTTGGGACGTCGTAGGTAGTGGAATGAAAGACGCGAAAGCGCACGGCGTGAAAGAAATAGGCATAATGATTGGCTCGTGGATGCTAGACCACTCGACTGTGCAAGACTACATAACACTCGCGCAGACGATGGAATCTAACGGAATCACTTGTGCGGGTTTCGGGGTGTGGTCGGGCTATAATAATAACATGAATAACGTCTATAACGAGTTTGCGAGCTGGTATCAACAGCTAATGGCGATTTGGCCGCCAACAAGCATCACAATGAAGAATCGGTTTAGTGGTCCGACACCAACGCCAACACCCACACCGGCACCAGTAGCCGCCGACGGCTCTAATCCCGCAGTAACGTATCTAAACGGCGTGAAGTATTCATTCGCTCGTGGCCTAAGTAACGCGCTATATTACCTCACCGATGGCGCGACGAAGTGGCTCTCTCTCGGTGGTACGTTAACCTCGGGAGTAGCGGCCGAAACAGTCGGTAACGAGATTTACATATTCGGTAGAGGGGCCGATAAGAAAACAACATACTATCGAACACTCACGAAAGAATGGACTTCAATCGGTGGAATCGCTACGAGTTCGCCCGGCTTAACACTCGACAGCAACGGTAAGACACTTCTCGTAGAAGTTCGCGGTGGTGATAAAGCAGTCTGGTATAGGACTCTCGATACCACAACAGGCGCAGTATCGCCGGAGTGGCTTTCTCTCGGTGGGGTGCTTAATTGAGTTCAGTAGAAGAGATGCTAAAGCGCGAGCCGAGTTGGCGACCAACAAAATGGTATGAGGAAGCCGTGATGAAAGACGAGATTCGCAAACGAATCGTTAATAGAAAGAAAAATGACGGCTGAGATATACTATACTCGAGATGGGGTGCGCTATCGGCGCGTCCCGCCTTTTTTTAAAGAAGAGGAAGATGAGCAACAAAAAGAAGATACCGACGAGAACGCCGTGTAGGTGTGAATCCTGCGGGAGAGTTAACGGAGATATGGGAATTATAATATTCGAAGATTGGGGCGAATCGGTGTATTGTCAACTAAAAGACGCGTGGTTTCCGATGGGCTACACGTGTTATAGCTTTTTATCGTCTGCGTGGTGAACTATGGGAAGTGTGTACTATAGAGTACCCGTATGCGACGACATACTTAAGTCGATTAAGATAAAAGCCAACGAAGAAATGGCCACGGTTTCGGCGGTAGCAGAAAAGCTCATTGACCAATTTATCGCGGAGCTTGAATGAGAAAATGTACTAAATGTAGTAATATGATTAATGCCGACGATAGGCATAAGCTATGTCCTCGTTGTCGTGAAAAGAATAAAGAAATAAAGCTTAGAGTAAGAAAAGGCCGCGAAGAAAGAGGCGTCTGTACGCAATGCGGTAAAAAAAGAGATAGTGAGTTGTACCTCTTATGCGCTAAATGTCGTGATAAAAAAAGTCATAGTCCCTCTCGCGTAAAGCGTGGCGTTAATAAAACAAATCCAGTTCGCGTGTATCCTACACACATTAACCTAAGTAAAGCGTATATCATCAAAGTAGACGAGGTGGCCGCGAGAGCGCACCTAACTAGAACGGATATAATGGAAACGCTCATCTCGAAATATATAAATCGCGTTGAGGTCTGGAAGTGAGTTCTAATTCGCAAGAATATAATCAACGGTGGCGGGAAGCAAATAAAGAGGCCATACGCGACTCAAACCAAAAATATCGTTTAGCTCACGCAGAAAAGATTTCTAAGCAAATTAAGATACGGTATCAACGGCTTCGCGATAGTGGGTTATGTGTCAGGTGCACTAATCCGCGCGAAAAACATAAGCAGTATTGTGATAGCTGTCTTAAAAAGCATAACGCCGAAGTTAAAAAATGTCGAGAAAAACATATTAAAAGTGGATTATGTCGCGCTTGCGGCCTCCCGCGCGAACAAGAAAATAAAGTACATTGTAATAAATGTCTTATGAAGTATCGCGACGATACAAGAAAGAATCAGGAACGATTTAGACACACCGCGCTTTCTTTTTTAACGGACGGAAAAATGTGCTGTAGTAACTGCGGGTTGCCTATCTATCAAACTCTTGAGTTCGACCATATAAATAACGACGGGGCTGAGCATAGACGACGAGAAGCTGGTAGGTGGTTCAGTTTTCCTAAATGGCTTATCGATAATAACTTTCCTAATGGCTTTCAGGTTCTTTGTGCGAATTGTCATAGTTTTAAAACAAAAGGGGGTAAGTTACCAACTAAAAATGAACTTATCGCGGCGTATGAAACCGCGATTAAGTTTTTGGAGTAAGAAAATGAAATTAAGCGACATTCTAGAGTTTATAACGTTATTCGAATTAGAGCGACTTAGTGAGGGGATTGTGGAAGTTAAAACAGAGAATGACATTTTAGCGGTTTATCACGTGTATGTAATGATATACAGCGCTTGGGAACATTATTTTAAAAACGGTAATGTATAGTTATTTCATAGGTAACGATAAGCGAGAAGCTACCGGCTTCTGCACGAAGTGTCAGGTTCCGCTTAGTATGCGAGCTTCAACGATAGAGGGGCAGTTCTATTGTCCTTTCTGCGCGGACTTACTTATTAGACAATATCTAGAAACGTATGGGTTCGGCTTAGCTCTCGAGAAAGACTTTAGCACAGAAAAAACGGAAAACGTGAGTCACTATGGATAAGAAGAGCGAATATTGTAGAACCGGCTGCATGTGGCTTCTTTGGACTAAACTGGGGAATCATAATAAATGTCTCTTAGATACAGAGCCGACACGGGCCGATAACGGTTACATTTACTGCGACGATTATAAAACTTAGAAGGAGATGAGTAAGATACCCGCACACTATCATCCTTGTGCCAACTGTGCTAAGGCCCGAGAGTCGGGCTATCCGACTATGTTCTATTGTGAAGCAAAAAGCATACAAATTCCGAATGAAGAAACGATGCACGGTTGCATAACCTACGCGCCGAGAACGGACGGGCAGGTATACATATGAAACGCGACATTCTTGGCGAAACTAAGTTTTGTGTTGTATGTAAAAACGAGTTTCGAGATACGCTCGCACACTGGAATGGAAGACTTCTCGTGTGGAAGCGCGGCCGGTCACGAACAAACTGTTGCTCAGACGTGTGTGCAAAGAAACGTAAAGCCGCACGAGACTTAGCCTATAAACGCGCGCGAACCGTAAAAAATCGCGCGAGAGAATATGAGTGAAGAAAAGCGGCATATGTGTAGAGACTGCCTAAAGGCGCTTCGCACAAGAGAAGACACAAAGAGTAGACGGTCTGAAATAAAATGTACGGTTACTAATACGTGGCTTAGTCCTTTCGCGGACACGTGTAAGCATTTTAAGCTGCGCGGCGAAGACCGAGGCATAGGTAGGGCGCTTAAGACCCTAATAGACGGAAGAGTTCAATTAAAAGATGAGCGAAATAAATACTAAGGATAATCCTTATTTCATTCGTGAAGAGGAAGTTTCGTTAGACAAGCTTAAGCCTAACGAGAAAAACCCGCGAAAGCATCCCGAAGACCTTATAAAACGATTAGTCGCGAGTATAAAAGAATTCGGTAAGACCATGCCGATGATTGTCGACGAGGATTATAATATCATTGCGGGTCACGCGCGGCTTAAAGCAGCGCAGAGAATGGGCTTAACAACCTTTCCGGTTAGAGTATTCAAGTTTCCGGCCGGAAAGGATAGGGCGTATCTAATTGCCGATAATAAACTAGCCGAGATGAGTGAGTGGGATACCCCTCTTTTAGCAGATATGTTCGAAGAGCTATTAGAAGCAGGTATTCATCTCGATATAACCGCGTTTACCATAGAGGAACGCGATGAGATTATGGCCGAGCCTATGATGGCTCCCGATAGCGAATTCGGCGCGGGAGAAAAGGACTTCGTTATAGTCTCCTTTAGAATGACGAAGGACGAATTCGAGTTATATAAAGCTGATGTTGATGAGTTCATAGGAAAAACCAATTTAACGCCCCACATACAGGAGATATAAATGAGACTTACGGCGAGCCGAGTAGAAGAGTTAAACGTCTTCGTGTTTGTATTTTGTATGACCGTTGGAACGCTCGAATTAGTTCTAAATGTCCCTATTCTTTCGCCGGTGTTCGCGTCGCTCGTGTATTCTCTAGGAATTCTAAATCTTGTGTGCTTTATACAAGGATACTAAAAAATGCCGATTAAAGGCTGGCCGCTACCGTGGGAATAAATTATGAAGCGAAACATTCATCAAAATACGGTTAAACGAATCATAAAAGGAAGCTCGACTATCGAGGATTGTCCTCTCTGCAAAGAGAAAGATTATATGTACCTAACATTCTGCTTAACGTGCCTCGATAACGAAGGCGTTAACCGCGAGAAAGGCTATGTCGAGTGCGGCCGGAAGAAATAATGAAATCAATAAAAAAAGAAAAGAGACTAACTAAAAAAGAGCAGCTTCAAAAAAGAAGATATGATTTTTGGAGACTTATGTCTCACGGCGCAACTCTAGCCGACGCCGTTAAGATGATTTCAGAGAAATACGGTGTCGGTAAAGCCGTTTTATATAGCGATTGGGCTAAACGAGAGGAATGGGGTGTCGTCGAGGAACCAGAGAAAAATAGAATAGTAAAAGATGGTCTGTTTTCATTACAAGAAACAAGACGTTATCTTTGGAATCTTATTAACGCTTCACCAGAACAGCTTAACGAAGACGGGGTATTAGTCGACTCTCGAGGCGTGCCGATGTGGCCGTTTGAATTACCAGATGTTAAGTTAAGAGCTACTACGATAGCGAAGATTATAGAAACAGATTTCGCGGTTATCCGAATGACGCAAAGCATAGGCATCGTTCCGCAAAAGGGAATGACTATTTCTATGTTATCCGAAAACTCTGCTGAAATAGAAAAGAACCTAGACGCGTATTGCGGTGACGATGTAGAGCTAAAAAGAGCGGTATTAGTCGCACTCGATACGATGGCGAGGGGTGTAAGTGGCGAAGACTCCTAAATACACACTAAAGAAAAGACCGCGCGGTAGGCCGCGTAAAGAGAAACCGGCAGCGAAAGAGAAGAAAGAATACTCTACCGATGCAGTTCGTTATCTAAAGTATAAGATGGCCCCGGACGTGTGGGTAGAAGAAAACTATGATATAACGCTCGATTCGTGGCAGAAAGAAGCATTAAACACCCAATCGAATCGCCTACTACTTAATTGTTCAAGACAGGCGGGAAAATCGACCGTTGTTTCTCTATTAGCGCTACACCATGCGTTATTTACACCTAAAGCATTAGTCCTCGTCGTCTCACATACGGATATTCAAGCGAAAGAAACGTTTAAGAAAATAGCCGATAGCTTCCACGACCTAAAGACCGAATGGTATAAAAGCGAAGTAGACACCGTTTATGAGATTAGGTTTAACAATAAAAGTCGTATCATAGCACGAACGGGACAACAACCAGATAGCTTACGAGGGTATAGTGGTGTTACGCTTTTAATCATCGACGAAGCTGCATCAGTTTTAGAAGAAAGTTATATGGTTCTTAAACCAATGCTTGCCGTCTCGAAAGGAAAGGTAGTTTTGCTTTCTACGCCTAAAGGTAAACGAGGTTTCTTCTATGATGCGTATAAAGACGCGCACGAGAATAACCGAGAGAGCTGGCATTACTTAGAAATAAAAGCCGACGATTGTCCTAGAATCACGCAAGAATACTTACTAAGTGAAAAAGAGCGCAATCCCGATTGGGTATTCGAGCAAGAATACTATTGTGTCTTCATTTCGAATGTGAGCAACATTTTTCCAAACGTTGCCGACTTATTTATAGAAATGCCCCTAGACGACCACTGGTCATTCGATTTAGACTTGGATTAAGAATAAATATATAAGGTTATACGTCCTTTTGATATTATGGATAAAAAAGAGTACCAAAAGCAGTATCGAGCTAGGCATAGAGATAAGCTAGCCGAGTACAGCAAGCGGTACTACGCCGAGAACAAGGATAAATTTGCTAAATTAAATAAGCAATACCGCGAAGAGCATAAGGAAGAGTTAGCTGCTAAGGCAAAAGAGTACAATAAGCATTACTACGTTGAGAATAGAGAGCAGGTACTAGAGCGTTCGAATAAATGGAAAGCCGAGCATAAAGAAGAGTTAAAAGTAAAGTCTAGAGAATATTATCTTAAGCATTACGAAGATACGTTAAAATGGAACGTCGAGCATCGAAAGAAAAAAGCAGAAATCGCTAAACGTTATCGTGAGACTCTTAATAAACGAGTAGAAGAGATTAGTCCTAATATCTGTTTTTTTAATGACGAACACGCTTGTAGAAGTCGTAAAGGCTGGAAGCTAGACCTACACGAAAAAAGTGGAAACGGTCATAATAAATGGGCCGTTAGGATTATTCTCGACGATACATCGAAAGCTAATGATTTTGTACGCTTATGCTCAAAACATCACGATATGGTACACGCTTTAATGGAGCTAGGCCGAACGTGGGATGAGATAGAGACGTTTATTAACATATGTTAACATAGGTGAAGAAATGACCTGCTACGAAGACTACGACTTTGGGCGCAGTGCTTCTCTCACCGCGTCAAGGGTGGGCTTTCGCTTGTCGCTAAACCGTCCCAAGACGAGCACGACTTTCGAGGTCAGGGCATCAATGATATTGTGAGGCCTCTCATATGTTGTTAATAAGAAAATAAACTGAGCCATCTCAAACCCACACGTGGATAGCGGTAATTGAGAAAGAGCATAAGAAAATAGGCTATATTCTTATCACGAAGGAGATTATGAGAAAATTTAGTGGGTGATAATATTGGACGATAAAGAGATATTAGATAACGTACTAGAGCTAGCAAAAGTTTACGCTATGCCGGGTATGCCCGGCGCACATCGCTTTACGCAAGTGTGTGAGTTTATCGTTGGGAGTAGAGCGGAGAACATACCTAAAATTGATAAGCGGTTAACTGCGCTAGAAGCTGAAATAGGTGCACTTCGCTGTTTAATTGCTAAGAAAGAATGAAACAAGAAGACGCCTATAAAATCGCCGAGAAACACTGCACAGGGATTCGGTGGGACGGAAGCCCGTCAATCAGTCACATAAGACGAACCGCGCAGCTCACCGAGGACATAGTTAGGGACGTTTTTAACGAAGACTATCTTAACGTAGTTAAATGCGCGGCGATACTTCACGACGTGATTGAGGATTGTTTAGATAAAGATGAGTTTGATAACTCCGCGCTTGACGATGTTATAATTTTTGACGACGTACATAGCGGGTTATTAGAGATAGTTTCTACACTTACACATCGTAAAGATGAACCTTATGAGAACTATATTAGTAGAGTTATTAATTCGCCCAATCTAGCCCCAACGTGTATTAAAATAGCCGATATGATAGATAACTTAACCTCTAAAGGTGTAACCCTAAAGCAGCAGGCTAAGTATCGGAGAGCGCTACCGCGGTTAATTAAACGAATGTCTGGATTAGAAAAGAGGTAGAATGAAAGCTCTTTGTCACGTTTCGTATGAGCTAAAACCTAAAAAACCGTCACTAGCCGCCGGAAAAGTATTCGGTAGCTTTGGGTTAGACTCGGAACAGGGTAAGCGCGAGTATGTGAAACCATTCACTCTCGAGTTTAAAGAGAGAGACATTATTGCGTTTGTTGGCACCTCTGGAACTGGTAAAACAACCTGCTTACAGCAGCTAAAAGCGCAAACGCTCGGGCTCGACCTAAACGAGTTAGTTTTCGATAATGATAAAACCGTTATAGAACATTTTAATGATTATGACGTTGGGCTAAAGAACCTAAGCATTTGTGGTCTAGCCGAAGCGCAACTTTTTATGCGGTATCCATTCGAGCTAAGCGACGGGCAAAGGTATAGGTTTAGAATGGCTCTCGGGCTTAGCGATAAACGAAACGTGTTAGTGTGCGATGAGTTTCTAGCCACGTTAGACCGGATAAGCGCGAAAACTATTGCGTTTAGCATTAGAAAACTAATTTCGAATAGCGATAAAATCTTAGCGATAGCCACCACACACGAAGATATTCTCGAAGACCTGCAACCGAACATAATCGTTAATTTCGGCCCCGAAGGCGTAGAAATCGCGAATAAAGAGATAATTAAAAAAAAATCTCATTTTATAATAATCTCGTCATTGCACGGGGCTCTAGAGCAGATTGGAACCGGTTTAGTAAGTGGCACTACCGAGGAAAAGAAATAGGTTTTTTGAAGTATGCGTATATCCTCATTCACGATGACGAACCGATTGCCTTCTGTGGCTTCTCACCACCGGGGCTCGCAAACTCAGTTAGAATTCGTATTTTTCGCGGTAGCTATAAGAAAATGACGACACGAACGGCAGAAATCATTAATTCTAGGTTTATAAACCTAAGTCGTATCGTTATCGACCCTAGATATAGGGGTGCCGGAATTGCTAGTGATTTCGTTAAAGCGTGCTGCTTATATGATGATTTAGTAAAAGAGCGATTCATCGAACTTATTACCTCGATGGGACAGATAAATCAATTCTGGAAGAAAGCCGGATTTAAAGACTACGGGCAAACGATGAGCGACACCATCGGCGGAACAGTTTCAATCGGCGGTGCTTCGCGAAAGAAGAAAGCAAAGACCGGGCAACATAATTGGCCCCACGAGAATCAGGGTGGACACGTTCGCTCAGAAACGAAAGCTCAAAGTAAGTTGGCGGTCATGAGATACTATCTACTCGATATAAAGAAGGCTAAAGGAGAGAATAAATGATAAAAATATATTCACTGCCGGTATGTCCGAATTGTAAAGTATTAAAAACCACCTTAAAAGAACGTAACATTACGTTCGAAGAGGAAGAACTCGGAACACCCAAAGTAAAAACAGAAATGCTTATGCACCACGTTTTTACAGACATGGCACCAGTACTTCGTGTTGATGATAAATATTATACCTCTATAGAAATCTTTAATGAAAAAGGAGATGTAAAGGTAGACATACTAAATACGCTATCGTAAAATGGCAGACCCTAATACATTAGTAATAAACGACGGAGTAAGCGACTACTCGACTGAACCAATACTAGAACAGTGTCTAACCTGCGAGCACGTAAAACTAGACGACGTGCAGGGCGGGGGTCTAGTCTATAATGTTACGTGCGGCGCGTTTCATACGCCGTATCTTAAATTCACGGCAGAAGGAGAAGGAGATACACTTGTTGTTACCGAAGAGCATTGTAAATATCGCGTACGAATAAGAGATGAAAAATGACAACATGGACATTTCCGCCGGAACTCCAAGTGGAAAAGCGATAAACTGTGGAACGATTGGCATTGTCTAGTAGAATATTATGGTACGATGTGTTTTCAAAAGAAAAGAAGGACTATATGGCTTCCTTAGACGAAAAATCCGCGAGAGAATAGTATGTGGATACTACACGACACGACATTTACCTTTTTTGATGATGTATTTATTTTTAGTAAAGCGTTCGAAGTAATAGGCCGCCCTAGTTACGTGATTCTTCATTGGCAGAACGAAAATATTGCACATTCGATTGTTGATGAAGAGTCATATCGACAAACAAAGGATAAATTACATAATTTAGCTAAGAGATTGCTATCGAGAGATTTATGGCAAATGGCTGATTATCATAAAGCGCTTGCTAGGCCGATTATAACGCCCGAAGTCGTTGAAAGACTAGAATCGCTTGTAGGCACGCGCATATATCGAGACTTAGTCACAGGCATAGAAACGCGCGAAGCCTACTACGGTGAAAAATCGCGAGGGAAAAGATATGACTAAACTAATAATTAGCATAAGTGATGAAAACATAGCGTGCTGGGAAGAATATAAACTAGATTTAGCTTATGAAGCGCGAAGATGGGCCGAAAAAAGAGAAGTTAAGCTCGGTAAAATAATAATAACCGACGATGAAGCTATCTCGGGACTTTTCGACTGCGTAGAAGAGGAAGGAATTTTCTGTTGGGACCTTCTATGGAAAATCGTAGAACGAAATGCTTTAGAAGGCGAATTAGAGCCACAATAACGAAAAATCCGCGCGGGAATAACATGCCGAATTGTAAAGATTGTGAAAATAACGTATTACCTAACTATTGGCCTCCGTGTGCGTTTAGCGCGCCTAAGAACATAAAGATGCACGATAAAGAGTGTTCAAAATTTACTCCTATGAAGTTTCCGCATACCTTTTGGCGCGGAATGTCTCATGGCGGCTGTTACATCATAAACGAAAAAAGAGAGGTCATAAACGACATTAAATTCGGCCCGTATGACTAAAAATCCGCGTGTGAGAAGAAATGACTAACGAATCGTTTGATATAATAACAGAAATTAAATACGCCGACCGTATAACAGGGGATATCGTCGAATATGCTAAAGGCATGGACTCTACAGGAAAAATACATTATTTCTTATTAGAACCGATGGGTACTAAAACTCGCTGGACTGAATTAAACGAATATGCCTATGAGAAAAATAAATTCGATATGAAAGATTTATTTATGATTGTTCCGAACGAAATAAACCACGTAAAGACTCTCTAGACTAAAAAATCCGCGTGTGAGATGAAATGACTAACGACACACAATTTATTATAAAAACATTCCATAACGATAGTGTGTATATTAACGACGCTATAGACTTAGAAATATCCGACGTAGGCGAATACGACCTTTTAGCCTTAATGAGATTAATCATAATAGAACTAGAGACTCGGCATCTAATCCCGCAAGATATGGCGTATGAATACTAAAAAATCCGCGAGTGAGCTAAACGATGATTAAAAAGTCTAAACGAACCGAAACTAAAGAAGTCGAGGACGTTACCTACATCTGCGACCGCTGTGGTAAGGCGGCAAAACGAGGCAATTATACTCCCGCACTTCGAGAATGTTGCATATGTGGTCGGTGGATTTGTCGTTCCTGCGCTATCGGTTTTGACTCACTTGAATACGAGGGGTATGCTTATGACCGCCCGTATTATCGTGCCTGTCGTGAATGTTTAGATGCTGGCGATTATAGGCAACGAATAAAAGAAGCACAAGAAAACGCAGATATGATAAAGGCCGCTGTTTTAAAAGAATGGAGAATGGCGTCTAAAGTGAAAAATTTCGCGAGAGAGTAGAATAATGAGCCTAAGAGAAGTACCATGTATCACCTGTAACTATAACATGGAATATTACACTCGTAGTAACGGAAGACTAGAACACTGTGGAGCGAAATGTCTTCGATTAAGAAAAAGGAGAGCCGTGTATCTAAAAAACAATGGTTGGGTTTGTTGGCATCGTAAATGTGGCCCGAATCAACTAGAAATCGATAAAAGAAGGCTATAGCGCCTCTAGACCCTAAAAAATTCGCGCGTGAGTAGAATAATGAGTAAATGGAGAAACAGATTAAAGAACGAATACGGTAAGAGTATATTATTATGTTGCTATGATAGGATTCTCTCTAATGAAGAATTAGCTAAACACTACATTAAAGTTAGAAATGCTGTTAACGTATATTGGCTATCATAAGCATATATAAAGAAAATCTATATTTTTATTACTAATCATACTACTATTTTTGTATATACGAAAATTATCTCTCTTTTTATTCACATTTGTTATTTAAAACGATAAAATAACTATATTTTCTTGATGAATGAGAAAAGCTTGCTAAGGCTATCATTTTAACGAAAGAAAGCTTCTGCTGTCTGCGTTATATAGAGAGCAACGCGAAGTAACAGAAGAAAAACATAGCTCAGGCGCCTCCAGCGACCTACTAAACTGAAAAAACATAGCTCGACCCTCTCGGCATACATCTTCACACACGAAAGGTATTAGGGTGGCGTATCATCCCTATAACGGCCTTCTTTGCACTTCGAAAAAAGAAAGGATAAGGTAGTTGCTAGGTGACGCTACATATCGATAGGTAGGGGTCGAAAAAAGAAAAGAAAGAATAACATCCGGCGAAGTTTAGGTTTAGGGGCTGTGAAGCGCTTCGATACCTCTTTTTCTAGATGAGCACCTAAGGTTAATAATGAATAACGCCTACACTTCTTTCTTTTTTCTAACGAAGCAATATGTCTCGGGTAAGTTCTTTAACGAAGCCCGTAGCGGCCATTTCTGAAAATGTTGATAAAGAGAAATAACGGTGACTGCCACACCTTCCGTTAGCGCTTTATTCCCGCGATGTAGGAACAATGCTCATCGGTGCGTGTGGTCGAGGCCGTTAAGATACAAAAGAAGGGTAAGGTATCTTCATCACCACGACTCGCGCGATGAACGTGCGGGTAGGTAACGGACAACAGAACGGACAACCAACGGACAACTAATCGGCCACTCTCAACCCGACCACCCGGCTACAACCGATGACTCATTGGGTGGTGTGGCATTGGTGGAGTGTGGGCCTAGAGGCAAGAAGGCCACTAGGGGTAGTATGTCACCCACTACACCATTAGACATAGCCACACTCTCCTTCTCTTCATCACGAGACGAGGGTGAGTCGGGTGGGTGAGGGCGAGTCGCGGGTAGAAGGCCACTCAGCGACTTGGCCACTATGCCATCCGAGAAGGTAGGTGTAGTCTATAGATAGGCGGGTGGTGTAGAGTAGACTGATGGGTGTGATAAGGTGGTGGGCTAAAGGCCACACGGCCACGTGGGCCACATAGCAACAGAGATGAGGCTAGTCTTTGTTAGTTCGTGCATCGAAGAGACGACGAGCGATGGGCTAGGGAAAGAAATACTAGCAAGGCAACTATAGTATCATCCCTTTATTAATTCTTTAACCCAACCGAGCCACCGGCCTAGGTAGGGGGGTAGGTATACACGGAGAGTAGTTACGGGTGACATATCTTGGGCTATAGGCCGACCGACGGATAAAAGGCCGGCGTTATGGCGACCAATTAAAAGAAATCTGCTGGAAAAAATGAGTCTCGCCACCAATCAGGGCGTGCAAACAGGCAATACGCCCTTCGGGAACGGCGTCAATTTTTCGGAATTCTCTAGAATCTTCGTAGTAAATTCGAAAGTAGCAAAACGGCGATTCGGTTTCCTAGGCGGTGATAATTTTTCCGAAAATCGAGTCGAGTAAGGAATCGTGCCTTTATATACCCCTACTCGTGTTAACATATGTTAATTTCCTTTACGAAATATATATAACATATTCCGCACTATAGAAATTATATGTGGACGTGCAGTTGCGGTAGAAACTTTATCGCTCGACCTGACGCTACGGGTGAACTACGAACAAAGTGCAGTACGTGTCTAAGTGAAGAGCACCGTAAACTTCCCGAAGTTATGGAACAAACGCGCGCGCGAGAAAGAAGATGGTATGCTAAACATATAGACTACCGGCGAGAGTATCAGCGAAATTATCGCGCGCGTCGTAGGGGTGCGTAACGGTGGCCCACTGTGCGGGTTGCGGTAAGACGTTTATCGCGAAGAAAAAGAAATTGGCTCGAGCTAATAAACGAATATTCGAAGCGCATACGCTATGTTCGCTATGTAAGCATAAAGAATATAATAAGGCGTGGAGAGATAAAGTTGTTATCTAAGGTAGTGATGGAAATTGGAATATATTTCATAAGCGGTATTCTAGCGATAGGACTTATAATTACTGAAACTCTTTTATTTATAGAACTAAAGCTTAAGAACCAAAAGAATGCCACGTAGAGCGCCAATTTGGGGTCTTGAACATCTTTCAGATGATGAATACAAGACATCTTTAGAGGGTCGATATAAGGATAGAGAACTCCCGACAGAAGCCACACTAAAAGCGCGTAAGGAAAGCCAAGAGAAACGCGAAAAAATAGTTATAGTTGGCATAGACCTCGGAAAGGAGGTTGATGCAACTGTTTTAGCCATCGTCGAACCAACCGAGAACTACGAAAATCCTATTTATCTAGTGCACAATGTTATCCCCGTCCGCTTAGGGACAAGTTACGCAACGATAATAAGTAGTGTTGCGGCACTCGACGAACAGCTTCGTCTCCGTAAGAACGCAATTGATGTTAAGTACGTAGTAGACGCCGGGGGTGCGGGGGGCGTCGTCGATAGTCTCGAAGAAGCGCTGCCTAAAGCGGATATTTATAAGGTGCATATAACCTCGGGGTACGAATCCACTATCCATGATGATTTTAAAATCGGGCTCCCTAAACGCGAGTGGGTCACCACCCTTAAAAAAGTATTAGAAGCGAAAAGAGTTAGGTTTCATTATATCGACGACGACGGTAGAAGAGATTCGGGGATGAGACTCTTAGAAAACGAAATTAACAATTTTCAGATGAAGATTTCTCAAACGGGATACGATAAATACGAAGCAAGTAGCGGACATCACGACGACGCGGTTCAAGCATTAGGGTTAGCCATCTGGTTCGGCGAGCGTGAAGCGGGGCGTGGGCCGTTACGAATATGGTAGTAGAAAGATGTAGAGTAGCACTTGCTAATCTTATCGATTCACAAAACACGCGATTAGCAAAACTACCGCGCGCACGAAAAGATAGAGCGCCATTTCGAAAGCGGCGGTACGCGGGGTGGATTCTCACAGGTCCCGACGTAAAAACTAAAGTCTTTATTAGACAGTATCTAAACGGCGAAGTTAGGTAACGCAGGTGTTAAATGTTCGTCTGTGAGTATTGTAAATTCCCGATTAAACACACCGAATTCGGTTTCTCGACCGGCGATGGAAAAGTATGGCATAATGATTGTCTTGTTAAACAACTATTCGGCGAGGTAAAGGATGAACTACGAGAAGATGAACGTCCGGCAACTCTTAGAGAAAAGTAAAGAACTCGACCACGAACTACAAAATATTAATCAGGTTCTTTCTAAAAAATTAGAGCAGTTTTATAAACTCACTGAAGACGAGAATTTTGATTCTCCTTACTATTGGCAGATATATGACGCAACATTCGGCACGGCGAGTAAAGTATAAAAGGAAATACAATAATGAGAGAAGTGCGTTGTAAGTTAGACAACATCTTAGTTCAGTTCGCCGACGTCGCAGGCACGATACCTAAAAAGTGTGTTACCTGCGAATTTCTGCGTTCCGAAGCGAAAGTTAGTTGGTGTACGCAATGAACTGTTCGGGACTCTGTTGCGCGACATATGCAGTTATCCCGCTTCGAGCGGGAGAAGCTAATCGAATAGCAGAGTACCTAGAAATCCCAATAGACGAGTTTCGTGAGAACTACATTCAACCGTGGCGAAAAGAAGCACATTACGAAAGCGCTAGAAATGGCGATATGCTTGCTGAAAGCTTTAAGATTAGTCCTGCGTGCGCCTTCTGGACAACCGGACTATGCGGAATACACGAAGTAAAGCCACTCACTTGTAAACTCTTCGCGCCTGCGTGCGTCGCGCACTCGTGGCTCGAGCGCGAAGAATGCGTACAGAAGCATAAAGACCGACTTAAAAGACAGGAACATTATCTAAACGTAAACATTTTAAGGGACTATTATGGTAAAGGAAATTAAAGTAGCACATAAGAAACTCGACATTAGCGAGTTACGAGCAACGCTTAAAGAACTAGCGGAAGACACGGTCTTCGAGGACTTCGACGATTTTACAATTTCTATAGTCGGTAAAGAAGTACCCCCTAAAGAAGTAAGGCTAGTATTCTAAGATGGCCCCGCTAAGCACGGCAACAAGCGTAGCAATATCCTTACCAGCAATAGTAATTGCTTTTTGGTTAACAACAACGCACTTCGCGCAGCCCACTACGCTATTCGGCTTCATAGGCGCGGGTATCGTGGTATACCTACTGTTCTTAGTCTTCTGCTTAATTATCGGGGTGCCTATGTATCTACTATCGGAGCAAATAAACAAGTGAGCACGAGACAAAACGATTTTTTCACCTACGCGGAGTTTATTATGATGTTGATTATTATATTCGGCATCTACTATGGTGCGATGGTGGTAGGTAGATGATAGAACTCCTTAAGCGAATCTGGTATAGAATAAAAGGATTTAAGGTATTCAAAAACACCGGCTATGAGATTCTAGCAATATCAGGTAACGATTGGATAAGCATACAATATTCAAACCAACGCGGCGAGAAGCCGATAGACATCTTAACAGATAAAGACGCGCGGATAGTTATAGGCCCATTCCCGGCACGGAAGTTCGGTAAGAGTCTTTTCGTAGACGCTGGAAAAAATAACGTAGAGCGAATAAAAGTCCCGAGAGTATAGATGAGAATAACAATAACCTGTCCCGATTGTAACACCCAAATGGTGTTCTTTCACGGCGATATTATAAACAACCAGAGAGCAACAATAACCGCTCAGTCTGAATGTCCTATATGCGCGGCGCATTTCGTTGTAACGGTAATCATAGAGCGAGAACGGTTAACAAGTGTTAACTTCGAAGAAGACGATGAGGACGAAGATGGAAGGTAAGTATTGGATGTATTTCATCCTCGGGCTACTCGTGCTTTTAATAGCCGCTGGCGCGCTCGGGTGGAAATGAAAGAGATTTGGCTCGAGAAGCCGACGTTCTCCGGTCGAATACCTAATACATTAATTAGAGGGTATGTATTTCCCGACCGATACTATGAACATACGTGGGTGCTTTGTGCAGACCTCACCGATGAAACGTTAGAAGAGGAATTCGATGGGATTTTGTCAAGAGGATGAAGAAGAGAGAGACGGTAGCGACGATGCGTGTACCGTTGGTAAAGATGAAACCGGCGAAGAGATAGCCACGTGTGAAGAGTGCTGTTTATTCGAAGAGCGAGACTAAATGCTAAAAGACTATAAACAACCAATCGTCTACGCGCAAAACGACTTAGCTATTCTTAGAAGTAAAAAAATGGTCATAGGGGTTTCTTACGAACTCGAAATGGACGCCGAGGCGTGGGTATTCACCAAGACAAGTAAAAACATAATCGAAATTCGTAGTCGTAAAGACGATAAAAAAGAGAAAGGGACTAAGAAAAAGAAAGTGAAATCAGTAAAGCCAGCAGAGATACTCAATGAAACAGACGCCGAAGCCGTGTGAGAGCTGTAGATTTTATAATGGGTTTAATATGCCGCTAAGCGGAAAGCATTACTTTTGTTGGCTAAAGCATCGCCCTCGTAACGACGAATGTAATCATTTTTTAGAACTATGACGATTTGCGAAACATGCACAAATGAAAAGTGTCCGTATCCTAAAGATTATAGACTTCTTAAAAGTAGGTACGGAAGTTGTATTCACTTTCGAGAGAGGGAAACTAAATGGGAATCTGTACCGTAGTATCACAACAAATGGAGATACACACGGCCTCGTATATCACGAGAGCCATAGATAACGAACCGGCTTTCATAGCTGAAGAAATAATTGCACGTGTTTCGAAGATGCACAACGACGTACTAGCTGGAAAACTTGAGGTAGACGAAATTAAATTTTCGTGGCCGTATTAAAATGAGATATAGCGTCGCTGGCGGAAAGGGTGTTAACGTCTCCGTTCACATCACGAAACCAGACCTTTCACACGATAAATATTATGAGTCTACCGTGTGCTTCGAAGCACCGAAAGACTTTAACGTAGGCATATACGCGGAAGCACTTTTACAACTTACTGAAAAGGCATTACGAGGTGAAGACCTCGGCGTGAGGTTTACTAAAGAAAGCATATGTCACGAAAACATAAAGAAACTGCCGAAGTACCGCGGGTAAATCAAGAAAAGAACGCCGTACCAATACCCTCGTCGGTTAGCGTTAGTGACTCGCTTGATGAATTAAAAGACTTATTCGCGAAAGCTTTCGAGCACGAGCACTCAAAAAAGATACTCCTAGAAGCGATTGAGAAACTAACTGGTCAAATAGATGAGTGTAATAAACAGCACGAGGAAGACCAAGCGATAATTAACATTCTTCTTAATACCCTCGAATACGAGCCGAAACTAACGCGGTTTAGAACATGGTTGAAGAAATAACCTGCCCGTATTGTCAAAGTCCTTTAGACATAAAGGGTGCTTTTAGAAATGCTATCGTTATCGTAAGCTGTAGTAAATGCGAGAGCTGGTGGCTTACGGTGCCGAATCGATTTACGCGAGAACTTAAGGCTTTGCTTCTCGAGAAAGCAACGTTGCGAGAACGGCTTTTCGGTATTAAATATAAAGGAGAGAATAAATGATGGAGAATATACCTATAGACGACGCGGCGATTCGAGACGGATTTGTTCATAATCTTCTTATCGTTATCGGCGCGATTACAGCCGCGGAGATGAATAAGAACGGCCGACAGATGGTATTCAACACGCTAATAGAGTTAATGGCGTACCTACAGAACCCTTCAAGCGTTACCGAAGTTACACCCGTAGCGCCTATGAATATGTATCAGTAATATGTCAATAATGAAATACATAGGAGTTAGAAGCCTATATAGCGGTAAGGATATGGTGGTCGATAAGAGACCCACCTTTATGAACGAAACTTGCGTAGAGTGCTGCTTTAGTACTATACGCGCGACGCCCGACCTAGACGGGAAGATTCGAGACGCGTGGCGGTGCGCGATACGACACCATGAAGAAGCCTCTAGTTGTGAGTTAATGAGAATAATAAACTACTACGACGGAATCATTCTTAAAGAGCATATGAAAGAAAAAGATAAAGAGCGCTCGAATACCTCTTCAGCGTCTACCGTCGGCTACGTAGACGACCGCGGCGAGTTACGTTTTAGCTATGTCTTTTAAATGGAACCTCTTCGCTGAAGGCGAGGTAGAAGATATAAAAGATTTGCCGAAGCTAGATAACGCGTTGCTCTATGTTCTAGTAAAGTGTCGCGTGTGTAACGAGACGGTCTGGATAAAACATCCCTTAACAGTGTGTTCTAATTGTATTCCATAAAATGCTATTTAAATTCCCCGATGGAGAAGAACGGCCGTGTCCGCTCGGTAGAGCGAAAGAAAGCGCCAAACCGTGCGCGACGTGCGTGCATTGCGACGTGATAGGATTCTGTTACCATCCCGAAGAGATAGAGAAACCAAAAACACCTGTACGAGCGTGGCTTCCGGCGTTACAAAGGTATTCTGATGAGGTCGAACTGCGTGATAAGAAATTCTACGATAAAGACGGTAACGTAGTTAAGTTTGTTAAACTAAGCGAACAGAAAGATTGCCGACTAGAAGAGAAATGAAACAAGAAGAAATTAAATGCCACGACTGCTCCCACTTTCTAATGAAAGATGGAAGCGTGAAGGTCGATTTAAGTGGTTACATCGTTACGGCAACGGCCGTTTATGATTGCGACATTAGCAAAAAGCCAGATTCGTGTAATAAATACTCTAGGGCGTATATAGAAGATTTAATATATTTTACACGCGGGACACCTAGAGGTAACGATGCTCCTTAAAGAAGACCAGCCGTTACTCGATGGGCTTATCGCCGCTCGAGAAGTAATTAGCGACTATCGAAATATGGTATGCGATTATAACTCATCAGAGCAGTTTATAGCTAATAGACCCGCGTGGGATAAATTAACAGGTGTTATTGGAACGCTTTATACGGTGATTCAGCACTTCGAGAAACCAAAGGAACACATGAGAGAGGACATTCTTGAATTTCTCGATAAGAATGTATCTTTCTACGACGGCGACGAAGAGAACAGTTTTAATTTAGTTACATTTAAAAAAGATTTAAACGACTTTCTCGACCATCGAGAGAATTGGGAGCTGCATAGAGAACGATACTATAGCGGCGGTTCTCGTTACTATTACGTTAAGAAGGAGAAACAATGTTAAAAGACGTAGACGACCAATTAAAAAAGTTAGGCGTAGCGCCACCCGTTCAACCAGCGATAGACCAGCTTAAAGCGCTCGAGATGGATGATTTAGGCGATAAAGTTACAAAGATAACCGAGTCAATTCAAGCCCTCGCTACGCGAGTCGAACGTGTAGAGGATTATATGATAAACGAAGCACTTGGCGAAGACGAGAAGGATAAAATTCTCGATGACATTCAAAACGGTCGACTCGTGATTAAGATAGGTAAATAAAATGCCAACGAAAGAGCTACGAGAAAAACGCAGAGTAAAGATGATTCCGCGCGAGAAAGACATTCAGTGCACGATAGGCGTAGTCATTATCTGGATTGTTCTAACTGCTCTCGCGCTCTCTTGGGGATTCATACATTAAGGAGAAATAAATGAGTGTAGTTACAGTAGGCTTAGCTAATATATTCCTATGGTTAATGGTATTCACGGCCGCACTCTTCTACGGGGGAAGTCTTAACGGGGTCTTAGCACTTACGCTAATGTTTATAGCGTTATTATTCACGCTTGCCGGTTTATTCATACGCGATTAAAGATGTTAGGAAACACGTACTTAAAAGACCGGCTCACTGGCAAAGTAAAGTCCGGCGAGAGTAGAAGCCCTAAATGGCCTGAGGTTAGAGATGCGTTCTTAAAAGAAAACCCTACGTGTGCGGTATGTGGCGAACGAAAGAAACTACAAGCACATCATAAATACCCGTTTCATCTTTGGCCTAATCTAGAGCTTGAGTCAACTAATTTAATAACGCTATGCGAAACTACCTCGAATCATCATCTTTTATTCGGGCATCTAATGAACTGGCGAGCGTATAACGTAAACGTAGTTTTAGACGCTAAACAGTGGTGGATACGAATTAAATCTCGACCGTATGATAAGAGCTAAATGAGCGATTCTAGAGAGATTCGGAAAGAAAAATTAGCATTAGCCACATTTACGCGAAATCGCGAATGGGATAAGCTTCAAAGAAGGTTTCTAAAGCAGCACCCATTATGTGCGGTATGTGGTACTAAACATCCAGAGGTGCACCACATAAAACCGTTTCATCTTTTTCCGAGTCTCGAGCTAGAAGAATCAAATTTAATTGCCTTATGTTTCGAGCATCATCTTTTATTCGGGCATCTAATGAGTTATAAATCATATAATCCGAATGTGCTCGAAGATGTACAGATATATAAAGAAAAGATACGCGCGCGGCCTAAGCCGCGAATAAAAGAAGGAGTGTAAAATGAGAGAACTAGAGTTTCTGCAATCAGTACCGCCTTATCGAGTTGGAGAGATAGCGTGCTTCGATGACGAACACGCCGCTAAGCTCGTGAAGGTCGGTGCAGCGAAATATTATAAGAGAAAGTGAGACGATGGCGCATAAGCATAAGGACGAAGACTTAAGCGACCTCGGAAAGATGCGAGCTAAACAATCTAAGAGAAATAAAGAGCTTGCTAAGCAGGTCGATAAACGTTTAGCTATGGTAGATGAACTCGATAAAAGAGTGCGTTACCTAGAAGATACGTTTAGAAAACAGAGAGGAATAAACTACCCACGTATTCCATATTTTAGCGGAAAACATTAAGGAAATGATAAAAGGAGATACATAGAGAATGAGTAAACCATTTAGAAGAGGCTTAGGCTGTAATCGTGACCCGCCCCACAAGGACGCACCGCGCCTACTAAGCCGCGAACAGATAGAAAAACTCCCGGCGAGTTATATGATTAAAGACTTAACTCCTGTGGGTGACCAAGGAAACGAAGGGTCCTGCACAGGTAACGCTGGTGACAACGTATATAAAATCCGCGACGCTATGATAAACGGAACGTTTGTTAACGGTGCGCGGCAGCAGATTTATCAGTGTGCCTTAGCCCACGACGGCAATCCATTTCAGGATGTGGGCTCTAGTCTATCAACAATAGCGTGGGTTCTCCAGAACGTCGGTGTTGCGCCTGAGTCGGAGTTTCCGTACACTGGGGGAATGCAGGGCGCAGTTCCAACCGCCGTACTTAACGACGCTAAGAAACACGAAGCCACAAAAGAACTACGTCTCGACGCAACAGATGAAACCACAACAATAGCTAACGTTAAAGCGGCAATCGCACCAAACGCAGTTATACAATCTAGTTACCCGGTCATGTTCGGCTTTGACGTGCCTGAGTCTTTCTTTAACACTGGTTCATCAGGTAATATGCCCACTCCTAGCGGTGGCATTGCAGGTGGCCACGCTAACGTTTTCATAGGCTACGACGACGCACATACGGGTAACTATGACGGAAGCAAAGGCGCGTTTTATATTAAGAACAGTTGGGGCTCTGGTTGGGGTGCTAATGGGTATTGGTATATGCCCTACTCGTTTTTCCTAGATACCGACGATGGGGTCGGTGACTGTTGGGCCATAATAAATACCTCGGACTTTAACCCTAGCCCCACACCCGGTCCCGCGCCAGTAGCAGCAGATGGCTCGAATCCTGCAACGTGTGTCGTTAATGGAACAACGTATGCGTTTGGGTGGGGTTTAAGCAACGCGCTTTACTATGCCATTCTAGGTGGTAATACGTGGAAGTCTCTCGGCGGAACGCTAAGCTCTGGTGTCGCAGCGGTTACCGTGGGTAATGACGCATATATCTTCGGACGTGGCGCGAATAAAGAAACGCTTTATTATCGAACGCTTACGAAGAATTGGGTCACGGTGCCTATGGGAACCCTAGTCGCGACGTCAGCACCGGCAGTAACCGCGAGTAACGGTATCATAGCACTCGAGGTTCGTGGCGGCGATAAGGCAGTCTGGTATGTTACGCTTAATACCGCTACTGGTGCGTTCGGTAAGTGGACAAGTCTAGGTGGTCAGCTAAACTAATTGAATGAGAGAGTCAACTAAATGCGAAGGCTGTGACCGGCCGGTTTTTATCGAACCAGCGGTAGAACGCGAGACCGGTCAGCTTTATTTATTTTGTCCCTTCTGCGAACGTAATAATTTTTTACCGATTATAGAACGCGAATCGAATCCCGAATTAAAAGACATAGCCACTGATACGGAAATAGTTGAGGAAATAGTCATAAAGAAAAGACGAAGAAGAGTTAATGGTAAGAAAAAATGAGTAAAGCGTGTTCGATATGCGGGGCGTTATTCGAATCTAAGCAATTTAAAACCTGTGATAAATGTCGCGCTCGGACGCGCGATTGGAAAAAGGCCAATCATAAAAAGAATAGTGAATATAACCGTAAATATCGAATAATAAATAAGGTTAGATTAGTAGAATACGCACATAAATATTATATGATTAATCGCGAGCAGATTTGTAAAAAAGCACAAGAGTATAAGAAACTAAATCACGATGAGATACTAAAACGCGGTTTAATTTACCGCGAAGCAAATCGCGAAAGAGAAAATAAACGTAGCTGTTTATGGTTAAAAGTTAATCGTGAGAAATGTAGAGTACAGGAACACACTCGACGCGCGAGAATTAACGGAAGTAGTGGCTCTTACTCTCTACAAGAAGAGATGGAATTGTTTACTTGGCAGGAAGGTAAATGTCATTATTGTGGTAACTTTCTATATCTCTCATACCCACAGAAATATCATATAGACCATAAAACACCGTTATCGCGTGGCGGTTCTAATCTAATCGACAATATCGCGCTATCTTGTAAGTTCTGTAATATACGTAAAGGTACTAAAACTGAATTAGAATTCTTTAAGTTTTTAGTTAAAAACGAGGAAAAAAATGAGTAAAGATAGTATTCCCATTAGGCCCGTAGACGGAAGCGACGCGCCGAAAGACGCCCCGATAATGGTAAATCCAAATAATCTCATGGGCTTCACGATAACGGTAGAGAATCCACCCACTAATAATCGAAAAGCCTTTGTTGTTTTCTTAGTGATTCTCGCGATAACGTTTCTTATGGGTGTAATGGTGCAAGCGCAGTTTCATCTAGTATGAGTAAAAACCCGTTTGATTACATCGTCTTTGACCTAAAATTCGCGCTAAGAAGATTCTGCGCGGCTAACGGATTAAACTACGACCTTATGACCTTCGAGACACTTAAGCACGAAGAGAAAAGAAAAGGTAGGATGGTCTTTACGCTCGAAGCGCGCTCGATTGAAACAGAGAAACACCCTAACCCGAACGGAAGGTATGTAGTAGTGCATTTCACTACACCACCGGGGTTATACGCGCGGATAAAAGGAGTGAGATGAGCGAGCTAATCTGTGGCTCGTGTCAGCATTATAGGCTCTTTTATCCGCGAGCGAATACGTTTCGAACGTATTGCGAGATTCTATGGCACCTGCATAGTAATGATGTATGTTATCAGCGTTCGGATTATAGAATGAGCGATTGGTTATAAAATGCCACCGAAAAGCGATAAGCGAACCCCCGAACAAGAGAACCGACACCAGCAGCTAGGGACTCTTCTTAGAAACTTTAAGCTTGTTCAGTTACGGCTAGCGAGAAACATCATAAACAACGCAATAAAGAAAGACACCGGCTACGTTCGCTCAATTTTCGCGTCGCATATGGACATAAGCCACACTCAACAAGAGCTACAAAACCATTACCGAACCGTTGCACCGCAGATTTGGGAAGAGGCTATTAAACAAATCTGGTTACAGGTCGGTAAAGAAAGCATAACACTTCATCAAGCGTTCTTTACGGGAAAAGGGGCCGTCGCGTATGAGAAAGATTATGACGAGGCCGAGTTTGCTATTAATTATTACGATGACGAACCTCTCGCGATAGTGAAGTCAAGTGACGATGAATGGGAACCGATACCGGCGTTTAACTTCTTCGAGCCGGAACCCGAACTCGTAATTAAAACATGGTTCGGCGAAGTTGAGTGGAAAGACGTTAGCGCTATTAACGACACATGGGCTGGAACAGTTAATGATTATATTAAAGACCAAGCGGATAACCGCCTTAGTGGTGTTGCCGACACAACGTGGGACGGGATTAAGAACACCATAGCCGACGGGATTGCGAACGGCGATAGCCATATCGATATAGGAAAAGCGGTAGAATCTCAGTTAAGCGAGACGTGGGCCGGTAGGGGTGAAACAATCGCGCGAACGGAGACCGCAGCGGCATCTAATTACGCCTCGCTCGTGACCGCGCAAGCCTCCGCTTCGGATTTAAATAAAATATGGATATGTTCTTTTGTTAACTCTAGAGACGCACATATAGACGCGGACTCGGATTACGGTAGCGGAAGCGGAATCCCGCAGGATGAACCTTTCGAAGTAGATGGCGAAGATTTAGACTACCCCGGCGACCCGAGCGGCTCGGCCGAGAACGTTATTAATTGTATGTGCTCTATCGGCTACGAACCCGCTTCGGAAGAAGAAACATCACCGACAACCGAAGAAAGCGGAGAAGGCGCACAAGCCGCCGAAGGCGACGAAGGCGTTTCAGCGCTTACGGGACTCACTGACGACCAGACATCTCAATTAAGCGGTCTATTCGACCAATTAGCAAGCGGTGAGGGACCATTAAGCGACGAAGCGCAGTCCGCGTTAATGAGTCAGATGCAAGATATATTAGGTATCGGGGTAGAGGCTGAAACGCCAGTAGCGGCGGCAACCGCGACCGCCGACGTAAGCGAAGCAGTTCCAACGCTCGAGGCCCCGCAGTTTAGCTCTTCGAAGGAAGCCGTTCAGTGGCTAAAGGATAAGGGACTTGTAACCGATACGTTTAAAATAGCTAACGTAGACCCCGAGCTACTACAGGCAGTAGCGACGAGTCTTAATTCTAACCTCTCGGCAGACCTAAACTATATGCCCGACTCGATAGAGGCTCTTACTAAATACTCTGGAAAAGGCTTACCAAGTTACGGAATGGAAACAATTTCGGCGTATAGTAAATATCCTGCAATACCGGATAATTTAATAAAGACCGATTTACGAATGGGTATAACATCAATGTCTGATTGGTATAAAGAATGGGAGATAACGTCAGCAACCTTAACAGAAACGGGTGTTCCAATAAACGCTACCGGATTTTTCGCGCAAGAAGACGCAGCGGAGGTAGCGGCCGACCACGAAGTAGGACATATGCTCTGGGCTCAGCTTCCGTCGGAAGTACAGAGCGAATATATATCAAACGCTTATATGGACGCAAGTAAACTAACTAAGTATGGTGCATATGATATACAGGAATCGTTCGCTGATAATTATGCTGTATGGCGGCGCGACGCAAGTCTTATGAATCCTTCGGTTAAAGCATTTTATGATGGGGTGTTATTATCACACTAATATTACCACAATGTCTTATATGTAAATGGCTCGAGAAGGGGATTAACTGTAAAGCTTTTCCGAAGCCGCAAAGGATACCGGACGAGATTTTACTTAATACGTTCGACCACCGTAAGCCATATCGCGGCGACCACGGCGTTCAGTTCGAACTAGCGGCCGGTAAAGAGCCTATGAACTTTACTCATGACGAGACGACGATTATAGAAGATAAATAAAAATGAAACAACGATTCGAGCCGAAGCTAGTTAAGCAGTTAAATGAATTCTTCGACGTAACGAAGACAAAAGCTATTGCATATAGGCTTCGACCACAACAAGGAAGTTATGGCTACCAAAATATCGATATATTAGTCGATGGCGAAGAGTATTACTTGGGAATAGAATGTAAAAGCGTTTTAGTACCTTCACAAAATAAAATTTATTTTAGAAGTCACTTCACCACGGACTCAAAAGGAATTCATCAAGTGACCCGCATAAACGACTTTCTCTCGAAAAGCGGCAGAAAAGGAATTTGTGCAATAGAGTTACGCGATGATACGAATAGAAAAATCGCAAAGACTGATGTTCGTTTTATGCCGTGGCGCGAAGTAGCAAGAATATATGAAAGTGGCGCTAAGGCCATCGAATACGAAGAAGTTCGCGCGTGGCCGCAATACATGAAGATTAAAGGGGTCTTTAATCTAGATGCATGTCTAGAAACGTGCTTCGAGACGTGAGAGTGGCTAACCACACTCGAAATACGGCTACAAGAGTTGCGTTTTTAGCGATTAAAGCTCTTATAGCTCTTCTTTTATAGCGCGTATCTATAACCCTACGAGTATCGTCTCGATTAGGGCCATAGAGGTAACTATAGCTAGATAAATATATAAGAAATTACGATAGTTAAATAGAAGATGGTAAAAAGAAGCGCATATCAAGCGCGAAAGAATAGAATGTACGTTCGTTGTAAGAAATGCGATAGCTCCTTTATGATAGAGCCGTTTGAAGCGCATGCACATTGTCCTACTTGTGGATGTATGCGAGTAGCATTTAAAGTTAAACCATTTGACCGCATAACTAGAGAAGAGTATAAAGCGAACGAAGCTAGAAATAGAGATAAAGGTACTTATTTTATATTATGTAGAAATGGTGGAAATCCAGATTATGTAAAAATTGGAAAGGTTGTAGGCAATATAAAGGCCGCACAGAAAAGGGTTGTGAAGTTACAGGTTGGTTGTCCTTATGAGTTAGTCTTACTAAAATTTACACGTAATTTAAATGAACTAGAGACTCAAGAGAAATTTAAAGAAGATTTAATTCGCGGTGAATGGTTTGCGTACACCGAAGAACTACGTACTTTTATAGATAATCTATAGCCCCCCGAGCGCACTTTCGTTATTATTATTTTTCTTTTTTAGCTTTTCTTCAGCTTCAGCTATGATAAATTCCCACTTATAGGATTCGTTGGGTAAGATGATATACTCCATTTTTCTTTTTCACTCTCCGTAGATAGAGAAGTCGTATAGCATAGTAGTAGTTTCGCACATAGAACATAGAGAACTCCTTTTTTTCGAGGTGAGGTTTACACGTGTTAATTTATTTCGAAACTCAAAGGTATATATACATAATGATATATGTGCTATGTAATGAAACCAATTGTAATTAGTGAAATAACGTATCGTAAAATGAATGAACTAAAAATAGAATTATTCTCGAAAAGAGGCGTACAATATACTTTTGATAGGCTTATACGAGAATCCATTGGGTTACCACCGGATGAAGTCGATGCGCGTAAAAGAGGGAGTAAAACGTATTTTATTCTATGCGATAATTTTATAAAAGTTGGTAGTTCCGATGACCCTAAATCGCGCCGTACGCTGTTACAATGTGGTAATCCTTATAAGTTACATTTATTAAAAGTAGTTGAAGAGGATATTGAAAAAGAAGTTCAAGAAAAATTCTATCATCTAAGAACTAACGGTGAATGGTTCTACTACGATGATAAATTAAAAGAGTTTGTTGAGAGTATCTAACATAGTTATATATAGTTAAACATAGTATAACATATTGTCGAAAGACAAAACGAGCGGCGCTCGAGCGTGAAATCGAGCGCGGTCAATTTAGGAGACGATGGAGGGTGCTATAGATGACGCACGTGGTAACGGAAAAAGTGACATACAAACCAAATAAGACAAAACGAAATTGGGACGGTCTACCGTATCTAGAAGGACATTTTAAGCTCAGCGACGGCACGAATACGAAGTTCGCAGTCACGCACGAACAAAGCTGGCATCAATGGGGCAACTCGTATGATAACCTAGGAGTTACCATTGATAGAATCGAAGAACTAGAAGCAAAGTTACACGAGGGATATTATGGATGAAACGGCTAAGAGACTATTAGACACGTTAAAAGAAACGACTAAGAAAACAAAAAAGTTCAACGATGATATACGAACGTATTCGGTGGAACTCGATGAGGTACACGAATACACCAACCATATCATCGCGAACTACAAACGAGAGATAAGTTTAGTAGTAAATGAATACGGTAAACCAGCGTTCGCTAATCCTGACTCGCGAGAAGGCGAGCTACAGCATCGACTCGATAACAACGAACATTACGAAAGCTATCTAAATAAAACGAAGAAAGTTAACGTTTCAGGTGGGAAGTCTACTTGCGAAAGCTGGTAGATGAGAGCCGTTCTTATACACCATAAAGTTTATAGTTCTATAAAACAATGATAAACTATGAAATATCAACTGAGCAAAGGCGCTCATTCAGTCTATGCACTCCAATACCACTTTGTTCAGTGTGTAAAATACCGGCGAAACGCTCTTGCTAACTCAGAAGTCGTGGCACTACTCAAAGACAAGATACACGAAATAAGCGAGACGTTTGAGGTCGATGTGCTGAACATAGAAGCCGATAAAAACCACTTTCATATGATATTCGCAGCGAAGCCAACGCTTGACATTCCACGATACATCAACGCGCTAAAGACAATAACATCGAGAGAGATACGGCGAAACTTCCCCGAAGTCAAAGAAACGCTGAAACGGGGGACGTTCTGGTCTCGCTCGTATTTCCTAGCTACTACAGGACAAGTGACACTCGATAAGCTGAAACACTACGTTGAGAGTTAGGGACGATGAATAAAGTCTTTCGTTATAGGCTGTATCCGACCGCACACCAAGAAACGGTGATGAAGCAAACGCTTGAGCTGTGCAGATGGGTCTATAACGAAACACTGGCAACACGGCGCAACGCGTATGAAGCAACAAAAGACTTCCCATATTCTCGACACGTTTTGTATTCTCGATACGACACGCAAAAACTACTGTTGCTCTGGAAACAAGAACGACAGATACCTGTGTATTCTCAGGTGCTCCAAGAAGTTCAATATCGAGTAGACTTAGCCTTCAAAGCATTTTTCCGGCGGGTAAAAGCTGGAGAGAAAGCAGGATACCCGCGTTTCAAAGGTAGGGGCTGGTGTGATTCATTCACTTACCCACAGTCAGGTTTTGCTCTCACAGGTTCAACGCTACAGTTGTCAAAGATAGGTGATGTCAAAATCAAACTACACAGACCGATAGAGGGCGAGATAAAGCGGCTTAACATAAAGCGCAGTTCAACAGGGAAGTGGTTTGCGTGTTTCACTGTTGACGGTTGGAGAGAGATACAAATAGCACCTAACAATGCTGCGGTTGGTGTTGATGTTGGCATAAATTCGTTTGCCACACTGTCAACTGGTGAACACATAGACAACCCACGTTTCTTTAGAGCTGAAGAAAAACAGTTAGCGAAAGCGCAGCGAAATAAGGCAAAGAAGGTAATTCCGAAGATACACGAACGCATAGCGAACAAGCGGAGTAACTTCGCTCACCAGTTAAGCAGAAAGCTTGTCGATACATACGGCATCATCGCCTTCGAGGACTTGAATATCAAAGGGATGATGCAAAACAGCCACCTAGCAAAGTCAATAGGCGATGTGGCGTGGAGTCAGTTCATCACATTCACGAAGAACAAAGCTGAGAACGCTGGTTCAGTAGTGGTGATGGTTGACGCAAAGAATACAACTCAAGAATGTTCGAGATGTGGTCAGATAGTTCATAAAGAGCTGAAAGACCGCGTTCATTCGTGTGACTGCGGACTTGTCTTAGATAGAGATGAGAACGCGGCTAAGAACATACTCGGTCGTGGGCTAGCGACCGTTCGTGGAAACACGATAGAAGCTGCTTGCGTAAGCTAGTAGAGTAGTCAC